ACTTGGTATTGGTATTGGTATTGGTATTGGTATTGGTATTGGTATTGGTATTGGTATTGGTATTGGTATTGGTATTGGTATTGGTATTGGTATTGGTATTACATAATGAAAAAGCAATAATACCATAACTATTTATGGGCAATTTACATTGTTGAAATAAATGTCCAATTTTACCACAATTATTACAAATGCTATAATTATAGTTATCCATTTATTATATGTAATTTGTTTTGTTATCTTTATATTTTTATTTTTATTTTTATTTTTATTTATAATATTGTCCAATAATTCAAACAAATCCCCTATAAAAAGTCATAAATAATAAAGATTATTTTGTATATACTGTAAAAGTATAAATCTAATTACATATATAATTATATCAAACATATTATTTTATGTCTTATTTTATATTACCAAACAATACAAATAATATTGAAATCAATACTTTTGCACCATTTACAAATTATAATATAGACCAAACTGAAACTGAAATATATGATTCAACGATAATATCGCATAGTCTTTATAATTATTATAACATAATTAAAAGTCAATTATTACATTTAACTTATAAAGGATATGAACACCAAAAACAAGACCAAACTGACCACGACAATCACGAACAAGAAGACATAAATCAATATAATTCAATGGACGAAAAATTCCAATTTCTCATAAAAATAATGCATCCATTTGAACAAATAGACACAATTACGAAAATAAATTTAAACATAACTACCGCTCCAAATGTGCTAATAAATAAACCCCAAACTTATCATTTAAAACAACATTATAATATATTATTTTATGATATGATTGAAATAATTCAATCACATAATTTATTGTTAATATTTGCGGAATTGCCGTTTATTAAAGCAATACATATTGGACCAAAATTAATAGAGAATTATCAATATTTGAGTCATATAAGAAATAATCCATTAGATAAATATTTTTATTTTTATGAAGATACGGGTGCCGATTTAAATTATTTATTTCATTATATTTTTTATGACATAATTGATGACATCACCACTACCGCAGCCGCTACTACTACCATCGCCACTACTAATACTACTATAAATGAAAAAGATATGAAAAAATATGTTATTCAATTTGTGAAGGCAATTATGTTTATATTAAAATGTCAGATGGCGGGTGGTATATGTGTTATTAAAATAACTCATATTTTTTATAAACCAATTATAGATTTTATTTATATGCTTACAATACTTTATGAAAAAGTAATGATTGTAAAACCCTCTACAAGCAATCCGATTTTATTTGACAAATATATTGTATGTAAGGGATTCATAGGCAAAAATACCGAAAAATATTACAGCGACTTAAATGAATGGTATTCATATTTTATATCATCTAATAATGCCATTGTCGCAGTTGAACCACCCCCAGACAATCCACATAATGATAATACCTCAACATCAAAAACAGAACATCATTTTAGTCCAATTAAAAATATTATTCCACTTTATTTTTTAAACAAATTAAATGACATTAATATTATTTTAGGACAAAAACAATTGGATGTATTAGACCAATTAATTTATATTCTTAAAAACAAATATATGGACAATAAAATTGAACTAATACGAAAACAAAATATGCAAACCTGTTCTTTATGGTGTAAAAAATATAAATTATTTTCCATTTTTCTTTTATTTCGCAAATTTACTTAAAACATTGGTTGTATATTAAAATAATCTATTTTATTGTATATAAAATACATTATTTATTTAACAGTTATGAGGGCGAGGTCATTACGTTTAAGTTCAAAACCCCGAAAACATACATCAAATATGTTGTCGCGTAAAAAGATGAAGTCATCAAAATTGGGAGTTAGTCTTAAAAACAAACGAGCCTATAAATTTGATGAAAAAGATATAGAGCGAGGAAAAAGATTTTTACAAGATATGTCATATTATAATAAAAAAATAGACAAACAAATAAGAAATTCGTCTGATACGAAGTCATTTAATAACTGTGAAAATTATTGTAAAAAAACGCTGGAGGATAACGATAAATTCATTAATAAAATACGTAAAAAAAATAAAAATTTGACTCCATACAACCCGACAAAAAAAGAGAAAGAAAGCAGTTTTAATGAATGCAAGAAAGATTATTGTAATCCCAAATGTGTAGGATATAATATTATTAATTCTAATGATGAATTAAAGAATAAAATTGTAGATGGGTTTAGGTCTTATTTATCCAAAAAAGAAATAATGGAGCTTAAAAAGAAGGGAGTATTGTCGCGGTGTGTATTTTAGATGTGTAAAAATGAAATACTAAATTAATGAGATTATAGAAAAGGTATTATTTATTGTTTTCTTAATACATAATATAATAAATACGATGTTAAATTTAAATTTAAGTAAATATATACAAACCCCCGCAGGTAAAATTGTGATATCTGCTTTATTAGGAATTGGATTAGCCTCTATTTTTCGCGATGTATGTAATGAACGAAATTGTATGATACAGATTGGACCATCAAAAGCCGAATTAGAAGACACATATAGGTGGGATGGAAGATGTTATAAATTAAAAGGTGAAGCCGTTTCTTGTATGCCTGATAAAAAAATACTTAACTTTAGTTAAGTTTATTCTTATTGTTTGTATGGCGGGTTCTCTCAAACATTTACATAAATATTTTACACCTTTGGACATTTAAAACGCCGATTTTACGACGAAAAAAATTAATCCAAAAATGTAAAAATTTGGTTATTACTCATCGTGAAATGGGTATGAAGTTTTAAGAATTTACTGTCCTACAAAATATTTCTGGTCTTTTTCCAGTATTTACTATTGACTTTACAATATTTAACATATTTTGAACGGCATTCTTATCTCTGTTATGGAATACTTCGCTATTATGCTTAACCGATTGACATCGTAGTAGTCCATTACAGATTTCTAATTCACCTTTCCTTTTAGGTTTTTTACTTATTTATTATATGCTGTCCCTTATCAACATTTTACAAATTCAATAGAAAATTATTTTAGTATGATGAAATCTCGATTAAGAAAAATAAAAGGTTTAACATATAATGAATTAAAACAAAATATATCAACTGTCATAACCCATATACCAAAAGAAAAATATGAAAATATATTTAAGGGTTCTTATGATAGACAAGAGAAATATATTGTGAAGAATAAAACCAGAAAAATAAAAACCTACTTAAAATAAAATCGGCGTTTTAAATGTCCAAAGGTGTAATACCAATAAAAAAGTGAGTTCATTACCCCGACTGCATATTTGTTATAAACCCGTTCCAATTTCAAGTCTCAATATTAAGCCCAGTGGTCTTTAGCCGTTTAAAACTTTGCGACCCTATTCAAAATATAAATTGAGATTTATATTTTGTTTTTAAGAGGGTGTGAGAGAAAAGACTCGTTAGATTCCAACATTTATCTTTATCCAAACATTAAACCTTCATTATATTTTTATATTGTTTTTAATTTAATGTGGGTGTGTGAGAGAAAACTTATTGGAACACTTCTCTGATTATTTATTTTATTTCTCTCAAAATATTTTTATTTTATTGGGATTATTAATTTGATTTGTTTTTGGGGGATAACTCATAAACAAATATTATATGAGTCGCTGCGTGCCTAAACGGCACTTGCTCCCACGCTCGCCCCTTCGGGGCTCGCTGGCGAACCCTATTTAAGACCATTGGCCCAAATATAGGGACAGGGGTTTGGGTGGGGCTCGTTTGCGATGGATATGTATTTATTTCTCTCAAATTATTCATTTTATTTTGATTTAAAGAGAGAAACAAATTAAGATTTATATTTTGATTTGTTTTTGGAATGATAAACCACAAACATTTATCCTTATTAAATATTATTTATTTCTCTCAAATTATTATTATTATTTTGATTTAAAGAGAGAAACAAATTAAGATTTATATTTTGATTTGTTTTTGGAATGATAAACCACAAACATTTATCCTTATTAAATATTATTTATTTCTCTCAAATTATTATTATTATTTTGATTTAAAGAGAGAAATAAATTGAGATTTATATTTTGATTTGTTTTTGGAATGATAAACCACAAACATTTATCCTTATTAAATATTATTTATTTCTCTCAATTTATTATTATTATTTTGATTTAAAGAGAGAAATAAATTGAGATTTATATTTTGTTTTTGGAATGATAAACCACAAACATTTATCCTTATTAAATATTATTTATTTCTCTCAATTTATTATTATTATTTTGATTTAAAGAGAGAAATAAATTGAGATTTATATTTTGATTTTGTAACGATGAACCCATAAACATTAATCTTTATTTAAATATTATTTATTTCTCTCAAATTATTCATTTTATTTTGATTTGAAGAGAGAAACAAATTGAGATTTATATTTTGTTTTTGGAATGATAAACCACAAACATTTATCCTTATTAAATATTATTTATTTCTCTCAAATTATTCATTTTATTTTGATTTAAAGAGAGAAACAAATTGAGATTTATATTTTGATTTTGTAACGATGAACCCATAAACATTAATCCTTATTAAAATATTATTTATTTCTCTCAAATTATTCATTTTATTTTGATTTAAAGAGAGAAATAAATTGAGATTTATATTTTGATTTGTTTTTGGAATGATAAACCATAAACATTAATCCTTATTAAAATATTATTTATTTCTCTCAAATTATTCATTTTATTTTGATTTAAAGAGAGAAGTGCTCGTTTTGTTTTTTTGCAAAAAACAAAACGGAACCAGCCGCAAGGCGTCCAACAAATTGAGATTTATATTTTGATTTTGTAACGATGAACCCATAAACATTAATCTTTATTTAAATATTATTTATTTCTCTCAAATTATTCATTTTATTTTGATTTGAAGATAGAAGTGCTCATTTTTATTTTATCGCTTGCGATAAAATAAAAAAGTTCGCAACATTTATCCTTATTAAAATATTGTATGACTGACCGATATTAAGACCGGTGAGTCTATAATTAGGGATGGAGGGTTAATCTGGAAGGTTTTAAACAATTAATGTCGCCCCCCTTTTATTCCGCCCCCCATATAAAATAAATAATATTTATTTATAAATTAGTTTATAATATTTCTCTCAAATAATAAATATTATTTGAGAGAAACAATCGTCACAAACAATCCAATGAAATAATTGGGATTATAAATTCAATGATTTATATCCTTACAAATTATATTATGTATTAGGTACAGATTTACACAATAAACTAATTTTATTTTATATGTATCATAACAAGTAATATTTTATTGAATATTAGAAAGGAAACAATAAATAATTGATAAAAAATATATTCGTTTATATTTTAGTTATATTTAATTAAGGTATTATATTATGTCAGATACTACAAATTTAATGGGGGGGTCGCCACAATATCAGCAATATCAACCACAACCGCAACAACAATATCAACAACAACCGCAACTGCCGCAGCAACAACAATATCAACAACAACAACAACCATCACAAAAAGTGCCCAATATTGACCATTTTTTATCGAGTATGCAAGGCGCTATAGCATCAGGCGCAACCCAATTGCCATCGCGAGACATTCCAACTGAACAATATCCACCTCCACAATTAGACCCAGAGGTGCAGGTTAATTATGCAGATAATACTTTATTAAATGACAGTTCTGGATTAGTAGCAGGAGGGCGCGCAACTTCATCAATGAGACAACAATATATTGACCACGATGATGACGATGACACAGATAAACCCACCTCCACAAATTCATTTCATTTAGAAGAATTATATAATACACTACAAATACCCATTATTTTAGCGGTTTTGTTTTTTCTATTCCAATTGCCTGTAATTAAAAAATATGAATTTAATTATGCACCTTTTGCATTTACAGGAGACGGTAATTGGAATGTTTCTGGCATTGTCCTAAACAGCATCGCATTTTCGGCAATTTATTATGTTCTACAAAAAATATTGAAGTTTTAAAAAGCACCGGTGCGTTAAAATCGGGTGTTTTGAGGGTTATTTAGGCGATTTTTGCGGGTGGGGGTAGTAGGTGCGTTAAAATCGGGGTTTTTGAGGGTTATTTAGGCGATTTTTGTGGGGGTGGGGTAGTAGGTGCGTTAAAATCGGGGTTTTTGAGGGTTATTTAGGCGATTTTTGTGGGGGTGGGGTGTGGAGGTGAGGTGAGGTGAGGGGATGCGAAAGGGTTATATGAGTTCGTTTTTATATAAATTAATTATTTCACTCAATAGTTTATGAAAGAATTAATAACAAATTTGCTGTCTAATTTGCCATTAGAAATGAGAAACATTAAAAAACCGCTTTATTTAGACCTTGTATTAGATGGAGGAGCATTTAATGGTAGTTATTTAATAGGAGCACTTAAATTTTTAAAGAAAATGGAAGAAAACGGATGGATTAAAATACGACGCATATCGGGTGCAAGTATAGGCGCGATTTGTGGGTTTTTATATTTAACGGATGCACTCGATGAATTTAAATATTTTTATACTGAATTATCGTCACATTTTCGCACACATAAAAATCTAAACAAAACCGAACAATTTACAAATCGTTTAAGAGATATTTGGGAAAAATCACAACAAATAAAAAATAAGAATGACAATGACAATGACAATGAGGAGGGAAAATTAATATTTAAAAAACGTTTATATATTTCATATTGGGATATTTCAAAATGTCAAAAAATAACAATAAATTCTTATAAAAATATAAATAGTTTGTTAAAAATAATAAATCGTTCTTGCTTTGTGCCATTGTTTCTTAATGGTAAAATGCTTTGTGATGACAAATATATGGATGGACTAAGTCCGTATATTTTCTCTCATAAAACAAAACCAAACCCAAAACTTAAACCAAAAAAGGAAAAGGAAATAAAAAAGGAAACAATAAAGGAAAAGGAAATGGAAATGGAAAAGGAAATGAAAAAGGAAAAGGAAATGAAAAAGGAAATGGAAAAGGAAATGAAAAAGGAAAAGGAAACAATAAAAGCAGCGAATTATAAAATTCTTTTTTTAAATTTGGTTGGAATCAATAAAGTGAATGAAATATGGAATATAAGAAATGAGATAACAAATGAGCAGAGGGTTTTATTTGGTATGTTGGATATTCATAATTTCTTTATAAAAGAAACGGCGACATCAATGTGTAGTTATGTTGATGAATTTGGAACATATAATTTTATTTCCAATAATTTTGTATATAATAATAAATTGCGATATGTTATTGAATATATGTTTGTTTTTATGATGAAAATATATTATATAATGTTATCTTTTTTTGAATATTACGAATTAAATCACAAAATAGACAAATATATTTGTCATCCAAATAATTATAAACTGCGAATTATTATTTATTATTTTAAAAGTCTGTTAATGGGACTCCAAAATTTATTTATTGAATTGAATTGTTTATAATATTTGTCGTTCCTTATCCTTATATCCATATAAATTAAACATAATAATCCCAAACTATTTTGTTTAATTTTTGTTTTTTTATTACCATAAAATATAAATGTGGATATTTATTATCTTAGTTTATGAACATTAATGGTTGGTTGATTTGTTTTGCGTTTCATTGTGCTAAGTGGCTGGTCTGCATTTGTGTCATCATCAGTTAAGTGCTTACTCATTTCCCAAAATTCGCGATTTCCCAAACGGAATTCGTTATGGTCGTCGGCTTTATACCAAAAAACGATATCCTCTAATTTATTTGATTGAACTGTGTTATCAATTACAATACATTCATAATTGTCTGTGCAACTGTCCATAATTTGACAAAATGCTTCAAAAGAGGGAAACATTCCAGCATAGTGATTATATATTTTTACACGTTCAGTCATAACCATAGTTCGCAGAATAAAAACATAATCTATATTGCATCGCATATTAGGAGGAATACCTAATGGATATTGCATTGTTATCATAAGCATAATTTTTAAGTGACGTCCATTCATAAAAATATATTGCATTAAAGTGTCCCGACTCCAAATTTTCGAATTATATAGACAATCATCTAAGATAGCAAATGCGCGACCATCAATATTACTGCGACCATATCGCATTTTATCATTTGTAATTGTTTTACAAATTTGTTTTTGACGTTTCATTAAATTTTCAATAAAATAAGAACTGTATTCGTAATGAATAAATATTTTTGGTATCATTGAACCATAAAATTTATTTACTTCTTCAGTTCCAGAAATAACGGTTCCTACAGGCACATCTTGATGATAATATAAAATATCCCTCACTAAAAATGATTTGCCTGTATTACGTTTTCCAATAAGCACAATTGTAGGACCTGATGCTTTATTATTATCAAATTTGATTTTATCCATACTAAATTTTTTCAACGTTAATTGATGAGACCTTGACATTTATTCTTTATTATTTAAATCTTTAAATCTTTTAATGTATTATGTTTTATATTGTAGGATTATAAAAAAATATTGACTGAATAAACATAATTATTTATAACGAATCCCCCCATCCGAATCTAAAACAATATAAAGACAATTTATAACGGAACATCCGAATCTAAAACAATATAAAGACAATTTATAACGGAACATCCGAATCTAAAACAATATAAAGACAATTTATAACGGAACATCCGAATCTAAAACAATATAAAGACAATTTATAACGAATTCCCCCCCCCCCCGAAACAAATTTGTTAAATATTTGCATATAAATTTGTTTTAGAAATACACGCCAATATAAAATTCGTTAAATATTTAAATATAAAATTATTTTAGAAATACAAACCGATATAAGTATAAACTAATATAACCAGATATAAATACATATTTGATAATAATATTTTAGAACATAATAAAATGATTAAATCCAACAATAAAAAACAAAATCAGCCTCCTAAAAAAACATCTTCTATACAACCACAAACCTCAAATAATACGGACTTTTTGGATGAAACTATTTTTATGGAAAAAACGTCATTATCGGTTAATTATATAAAAAGAAAAAATACGGAATTATTTTCGAAATTGGAAAAAGAAAATGGAATGGGATTACTAAATGGTCAAAATTATAATCCACTTTATGAGCGAATATTTCAGTTAAATGATACCAATTATAACAGTATTAATTTAAATCATGAATGGTATATTTCCGACATCTTGTCAAAACAAGATGAAATGATTTATTCATGTAAAATAAATAATATTAGTAAATTTGTCTCTCCAAAAAAAGAAACGATTTTCACAAAATTTGTTCCATTAATTGACCCTGTTTGTTATATTTGTGGAAAATATATGATAGACACTGATGGTGGTAAGGATAGCACTTTAAGACTACCCAAATACGGCATTGACCCCGATATAATTAATAAAAAAACATTGGATAAAAACAATGTTGCATATATTGATAATTTTTTTGTTTATTTGTCTTCAATGTTATTGGGACACGGATTTATGCACGGAATTGAATATTATGGTTCTTTTATTGGTCAAAAAACAAATTACAAACACAATATCGCTGATGAATTTGATAATTTAAATTCAAATACAAATTTTCACAAATATATGAATAAATTATTTACTATGGACAATATGGATTATTTATTTTATAATCCAATCACAAAAAAACCACCCATTAAAATTTCATCATATAAATCTACCGAAGTTAATAACAATGTTGATGTATTAGATTTAATTGATACACTTGATGATGACGGACAAGTTCCACATTATTCATTAGAACCTACCCAAGAACAAGAACCTAATATCGCATCATTATCAACTGTGCAATCGCACACCGATATGTACAATAATATTCGCGATAATATTGAGATGGATAATATATCGTCTATTTCGGGTCATACATCATCTACTTCCACTTATTCAACCGACTCATCGTATTCATCAAATACAAATACGGTGTCAGATAATAATGAGGATGACGAGGATGATAGTGATAGTATATGCGATAGCGATATAAGCAGTAGTTTATTGGAAAACATATTCATCACAATTCCATCATTTCCCATTCAGGTTATTTGTATGGAAAAATTCGACGATACATTAGATAATTTAATAATGGACGAATTTTTTAATACACCTCATAAGTGGTATGCAATGTTTATGCAAATTATTATGATATTATTGACATATCAGCAAATTTTTAAATTAACTCATAATGACTTACATACCAGTAATATAATGTATAAAAAAACGGATGTTCAATTTTTGTATTATTGTTATAAAGACACCTATTATAAAGTTCCTACTAATGGACGTATTTATAAAATAATTGATTTTGGACGGGCCATTTATACATATAATAATCAACTTTTTTGCAGTGACAGTTTTCGTCCAAAGGGCGATGCATCAACACAATATAATACCGAACCTTATTTTAATCCCAAAAAAACACGCATTGAACCCAATTATAGTTTTGATATTGTTCGTCTTGCTTGTTCCATTTTCGATTATGTAATAGAAGATGACGATAAAATATGTAATGCCGATTCTGTTTATGAGTGCAAAGACCCCATTAAACGTTTAATCAGTGAATGGTGTTTAGATGATAACGGCAAAAATATTCTTTATAAATCAAATGGAGATGAACGTTATCCAAATTTTAAATTGTATAAAATGATTGCGCGATTAATGCACAAACATACTCCAGATGCACAATTGGAACGTCCTGAATTTAGCGCGTTTAAAGTCGCATTATCATCTTCCGTAATAAAGAAAAAAAATATTAAAATTATGAATATTGACAGTTTAATATCCAAATTTACGTAATATTGTTTAAGAGGAAGAGGAGGAAGAGGAAGAGGAAGAGGAAGAGGAGAGGGAATAAAAAGGTAAAAATATTGCAAATAAATTATATTATTTTTGGAATATAATTTATTTTTTAATTAAATAATCTGGATTTATAGAGTATGTTGGATATTGTTTGAATATAATTTGTATGTTATTGATATATTCACAATTATTATTTGTAGATGTTGTAGATGTTGTAGATGTTGTATCATTTGCTGATAAAAACAAAAGATTTTCAAGTTCATTTATTTTATTTTTAACAATATGACAATTATCCGTATTTTCTATAAACATTGGAACCACTATATTGTGTTTATTATTCCACATCCATTGATTTGTAATTTCACGATGCAACAAATTATGTTTATATTCCTTTTTGGACATTTCGCACGACATAATATCGTTTTTATTGACTTTATTCATTTTTATTTTTATTTATTTATTTACTTTTATAAATGTTTGCGATTGTAATATATATGCGTTTTAACTTTAACCAGTTTATTAATCAAATTATTTGTATATATGATGTAATATATACAAATAATATTATTGCCCCCTTTTTTCTTAATAATAATAAATTAAATTAAATAATAAGAGAGAAAATAAAATAAATAAATTAAATAAATTAAAATAAAATAAATAAATTAAATAAATTAAAATAAATTAAATAAATTAAATAAATTAAATAAATTAAAATAAATTAAAATAAATTAAAATAAATTAAATAAATTAAATAAATTAAATTAAATTAAATTAAATTAAAATAAATTAAATTAAAAAGAGAGAAAATAAGTGGGTAATTAATCAAAAATTGGAGGATTTTTATTCTGCACATTATATCGAATATAATATATATTTGATAGAGTAAATGGTATAGAAGAATATATGACATTACATACATTACCATAAATTCCATTATCGCCACCAATTACTAAATTATCCATACTCATATAAGGGGCGACGCCCCCAATTGATTTTAATAATTGTCCATCCATAAACACATCAACCGTTCCACCGTCATAATTAACGACCAGATTTATCCATTTTTGTAATTTAACACCTCGTTGTTCAAAAACAACCTGTGGATGTGGATTTTTTGCATTACCAATGCATACGCGCAAACTATTTGTGGATGCGTTATATTCAATAAGGGGTTTATTTCCATAATTTATGATGGGACAATAATTCGCATGTGTAGAATTTGTATTAGGTGCATAGGCATCCAAGAAAAACCATAAAGAAAGACCATATCTATAATTGTAATGTGTGGTAGAGGTGGTAGCAGTGGTAGCAGTGGTAGCAGTGGTATTATCAGTTGAAAGTCTGGAATTGTTAGATGATAGATTAGTATTGGACTCCTTTAAATTTAGACTGTATAAACTGTCATAAGTATTGACTGAATGTCCAGTATTTAAAGAAATTGGTTGTTCTACTAATTGCGTATAATTTAGATATATGATTTTATCAAGTAAGCCGAAAAATTTGTTATTATTGAGTGTATAAGAAGCCAAAATGATAAGTATGACCGCACCTAATATAACCCAATAAATGAATGATGTTGAATAAATGTTATCAAGCAGACGTTTTAACCCAACATCTCCAATTATTGAACTTATAATACCGATAAAGAATATCGATAAATCGCGAATTAAACATGGAATATAAAGAAATGTATTTATAATGATGTCAAAGAAAGCAACTTTGCCTTTATTGCCGTAAATAAATTGTGTTTGATATGTTTTAACAATTAAAAACACAAAAATGCCTGCAATAAACAAACTAAAAAGAATAGTAAGAAATGTTTTTATTTTTGAATCAGATGAATTATTTGTTAGTGTCCAATAAATATAAAACAATAGCCATATTACAAATAATATACCGAACATAATGTTAAATGATTTAACATATTTGGATAATTCTAAAGGGTCATTTTTAGGAGAATTTAAATAAATAATAAATCCAATGATAACTAATAAAAATATTAATATTATAGCGAACAATACGGTTGAATTCAAAAAAAAAGAGTTGAATCGGTTTCCGGGATTATTCAACCACAATAAAAATATTAGACTAAATGCACAAATAGTATTTACTAATTTATGAGTGAATTCATAATAAGGATTTAAATATTTAACAGAATTGCCGAACATTGCTTTCCTGAAAATTAAAAACATTAATATAAGTAATATTATTGCAATAAATGAAGTCAATAAATTTTTAGCAAATATAACCGCAGTTATAACTATAAAAACAACAAGAGATAACGTATTTGTTTGCTGTATAAAATACAAAATAATTGTCAAATTATCTTTCACGGTTTTAACATAATTGGATGGCAATGTAGTTTTTAATGAAATAAATATTACAATAAATAATAATATAACAAAAAAACTAATAAAAACGTTGTTTATGTCAGTTGATGATGTCATTATATTATCTATTGAAAATATTTTTGTCTATTATGTTAATAAACTATTTATATTCATTAAAATACAATTTTAATTCATCATACATTTTTTGCTTTGTTAATTTTTTCCCATTTAACTCTAATCCTAATCCTAATCCTATATATAAATTATGCAATTCATCTATTTTATAAGAGGTCATTGCATTATATGGTTTAGTTGCTTTCTTAATTTCAAAAGCGCTATCTTTAAATTGTTTTAATTCGGTATTATTCCATAATAAGTGGGTCCATTTAGGTTCGTTAGAATCCGTAATATATTGGACAATTGAGCGGTTTCCATTTTGTTTATTGTCACAATCACATATAGATGTGGTTTTTCCTACATCATTAGTGTTTGATTTTTTCGCCATGCAATTTATTGTGTCTTCTAAATGTTCATCATCGTCATTATCGTCATTATCGTCATGCTCGTTATCATCGTATTCGTCATTAAATTCGTAGTATGAATTTTTATATATAAGAGTGAATGGGGGAACTTTTTGGAGACGACAAAGAATAATGAATGTTCCAATACTAATGGTTGGGTTTATTGATAATTCGGTTTCAACATTGGACAAAGTAATAATTTTGTGATGTCCTTTAAATAATAGCGTTTTTGTTTGTGGATTTCGCAATTTTTCAATAAAGTCGATTTTAATATTACGTTCATTAAGTTGTAATATAGGGTCAATTATATGTCCTTTTTTATTTGAACTTGTGGTCATTTCTTTTTTATGTTGTAAATAGGGGTCTAATACAGTTTCATTATACTTACTCAATAAACAAAAACACTGAAATAAATCGTCATTTTTTGATTTTGAACTGAAGGGTGGTGTTGAGGTTGAAATGGTGGTATTTAATATAGGATTCTGGTCATTTTCTTTATGGGATTGTATAATGGAATGAATATTATCAGTAGTCATCATAAAAGAATTTAATTCTTCTAATATGGAGGGTGATTGTATTTGATTATTCATTAAATAATAATAACTGTAAAAGTATAATTATTATTTAATATGAAAAACAAAAAATGTTTCATTTTTTTATGAAGATATAATTTCCAGAAGTTGTAATATGATAAAACTAATTATTTTTTTCATTAGTAAGTAATTTTTTAAGTTCTTCTTTTTGTTTTTCAATATTATTTAAATATGATTCTTGATTTTCAACATATTTTACATATTCATTTAATTTATCAACAATACCTTTATTGAGAAAACTTAAATTAACTAATGTCCCATTTGAATTTTCATTTAATGTAACATCATTCCCAAAATTATGTAAAATTGAAAGCACTTCTAATTGATTGTGTTTGTCCATTTTTTCAATATTTTCCTTTATAAGTGTTAATTCTTTTTCTGTATAATCATTTTCATTCTTCAATTCATTATAATTGGGCGCATTTAAATCCATTTCAAAATCAAACTCAAAATTTTAATAAGTAATAATATAAAATATATTTATAGTTTTATATTGTTTTTTGAGAGAGAAAAAAGAATAGGGGGGGACACAATTACACAAACAATTAAATATATTATTTTGTTTTTATATTTGTTTGTAATATTTGTTTGTAATATTATTTATGTAATGAAGACATGTCCTGTAATATTTTTCTCTCAATATTTATATTTGTATTTAATTTTGACGGAGAAATAAACGAACGCACGGGAGATATTATTCTTGTTGGCGTTTGTTGTGGATTATAGGTCGTCAATTTACTGTATGGAGATGAATAACGGGGTTTCATATTTTCAGTATTTTTAAATAAATAACATTGAATTATAGACACTTCTTTTGTTTTATAATAAAGAACTGGTTTTGGATGATATTTACACAATGGCAAATATGCACACGACATTTTCCTCCAATCACCCGTTTTAAAACCAATCCACTCTCCTTTCATATCACCTTTCCAATCGCCATCCTGAGGATAACAATTAACTATCATTATATATTTATATTTTTTATTCTCCACAAGATAATCTAAAAGAGTAGTAATATCTTTTAAAAGCCAATGTTGCAAAACATCTTTAATAATGCATAAATCGGCAGGCACAAGTTCATCGCGATGAACCAAAAAATCCATACAAAAAAAATGATACTTTTTATGGTTTGAAAAACGATGATTGTGTTCTTGCACTTTATTATAAACATCATATCCATAATATGAACTAACTGCTACCTCACTATATAATTTTTTGTCATATCCTAAATTTCCACATCCTAAATCCGCAACCGACTTAATTTGATTGTCTATAATAAATTGACGCAAAAATGGGATAAATTCATCGCGATTATAATCATATGTCGCACCCGGACCACACGAACCCGGATAATATGTGCTTCTGTCGTCCCCTAACATTTTTTTTTCGTATATTTCAGTAAATATTTTTTTATGAGGCGTTTCTTCATTCGCATATTTATTCACGTCATAATTATCTTCATCTGTTAATTCATTTAAATCATTCACGCGGCCATTTATAGATGACGATAATACATTTCTATTCGCATTATCAAACTTATCCATCTGTCTTTGCATTTCTTGAATTGGCGAACCAAATCTTTTCACTTTTTCAAAAATATTCTTCATTATAAACTACTGAAGAATATTTATATTCTATAAAACCATTATTTCAAACTCAAAAACCAAACTCAAAAACAATCAAACAAAAACCAAACTCAAAAATATAAAAGAAAGAGAGAAAAATCATGCATCAATTTATGCATCAAAAACTCGAGCTATCTCATTATTTTTTTCTACTTTTTCTTTTTTTTTCAATGATTAATTTCACAACACAACTATACTATACTATAAACTACTATTTATTTGGATTGTTTTTCTTTAGAACTTGACCAATAACTGCTTGTTGTAGCAATTACACATTTCAAATGTTCCTTGACAATCTTCACAACGGTCTATACAATTACATTCACCCATTATACATTTGCATTGTGGGATAACACTGTAATAATAAAAGTTGAATGCTTTTCTCAACTTAAATTTTGTGATTTTGAAATCTGTCACAAGACGAATAAACTCTTCATCGCCAGAGTAAAACTGTTTAAGTAGTGTCTCTTGTTCATAAAGCGTAAATGAAACGTCTTTGTTCCACATTGAAATAACCGTATCATACGATTCACTGTTTTTCTTAATAAATGCATCAACACACAATTGTTTGTTGGTTTTTAAGAATTGAACAAAGCAGTCCTTGACTTGGCTGACATACTCTCGGTATTCCTCAGATTCATTCTCGAATCCAGCATATGATGGATATTGCATTGTTGATAAATTAATACCAATACAACACAACCAAATGCAAACGCGATAACGATGTCAATATGCAAAATCAGTCTTCAAGACTTTATTGCAATATACTTAAATATTAGCATAATAAATGAAATTTATATCATTTTTTTTAATTTAAGGGGGATATTTATATGTTATGGTTGGTTGTAAAAATAAAAAAAAAGAGAGAAAAACCATGTTAAAATCTCTATGTTGTTTTTTATTTTTTTCTACTTTTTCTTTTTTTTTTAAATGAATAATAGCATGGATAAACAGATATGTGTGATGTGGAATATATACAAACGAATGCACGAATAACACTATTCAATTAATTCTCAATGATAGAAATCTCAATCTCAATCTCAATCTCAATCAAAATCTCAACATTCTTGGTGGTCATATTCGTAAATGATTTAGGAACTTGATTGAGTTGTTGATTATGAAAGGTTAGATTTAGCAGTTGCTGGAATTGTATGGAAATAGTGAGGGGGGTGGGTGTTGGTGCGAGGGGGTGGGTGTTGCGTTTATTCCTGTTCCTGATAAACGACCTACGAGATTGGCTGTGTGCCGATTTGTTCTTGGAGGTGGGTTCTTTGAGGGGAGGCTGTTTCTTGGGTAACTCGGGAGAATGGCGCTGAGGCGGATTCTGGCAATGAGGTTGTGGGAGGGGTTGTTTCTTGACCGGCACGGGAGAATAGCTTTGAGCTTGATTCTGGGTGTTGAGGCGGCGGTTGCGGCGGTTGCGGCGGCGGTTGCGGTTGCGACGGCAGCAGCTGGAAATATCTTCACCATTATCCGTTCTTTTCAAAATCGGACGGACTAATTCGGTTGCATCGATTGCAGACTGAATGGTTGCATCGGTTGCGTCGGTTGCATCGGTTGCAGACTGAATGGTTGCATCGGTTGCATCGGTTGCATCGGTTGCGGCGGTTGCATCGGTTGCATCGGTTGCAGACTGAATGGTGGGGGGGATGGTGGCGGTGGTGGGGGGGACATTAGTGTAACTGTATAATAAACTGTAGACATCAAGGAATGACATATTGAGATTAATAAATCCAGCATATATGTGTGATTCTCGCAGGGTGTAAAATCTCCAAATATTGCCGTTTTGGTCGGGGGTCCATGAATTGCTCCATTTCTCAACAACATCGGGATATCTTCTAAAATTCTTCGTTTCATACACATCGCGGAATAACTCGCGATTGTCGCGTACGAATTGACTGAATTGAAGAATAAGGCCATTATGAATTGACAAGTTTGACGACATAATTACTGATAGCAATGATATGAAAATCAAGAGGGGGGTAGAGGAGCAAAGGTAACAGTGTAAAATTAATCTTCAAGACTTAATTACACGGTAATTAATATTTATATAATGAATTAAAAATGCATCATTTTTTTTTAATTTAATTTAATTTTTTTTAATTTAATTTAATTTAATTTAATTTAATTTAATTTAATTTTTTTTAATTTAATTTAATTTAATTTAATTTAATTTTTTTTAATTTAATTTTTTTTAATTTCCTAAACAATTGTTAATTGTTTCTTATTATTTTTTAAACGCACAACTCTTCAAAAATGCATGCTAAATAATTCGCTAAAATAACCCCAAAAATTATTCATTCTAATGATATAGAGAACAAAATTTATCATGAATATAATTCATACAATACTTATCTTTTTAGCAGTTCTTTTTATTTATTTACAAATTCAATTTTACTACAAAATAAATAATGACACAGATATTTATGAATTAAACGAAGACATAACTAAAAAAAAATTCGATAAATTATGCGACAATGAACGGTCGCCATTTCTTTTTTATTTTTATGAATCAGATGCCATTGTTCAGTTTATTCATTCGCTACATTTTACTCAATATAATAAATCGCCTATTTTTATTCGTCAAACCAAAAATATATATGTCAAACCCTCATCCTCTTTATCTTCCAATAAAAGCAATAATATATACGCCAAAATTAATTCGAATTCATTGTTTCATTCAACGGATTTTAGGACTGGAATGGAATTGATTTCCATGCAATCTGGGTATGTATCTGAAAGAAATAATATATTACTTAAAACATTACAAGCAATTCCGTTTATTAAAAAGCATGACAAATATTTGAGTCCTGATATGTGTAATTTTACGGAATATGACATGCTTTTTGGTTCAACCAATTCAAATACTCCATTACGTTATGAAATAAATCAACGAACGTTCTTTTTAACGGTTATTGGTGATGTGCGTATAAAATTAATGCCCCCTAATGGTGCTGAACTATTTAATGCGAGAGAAGAATTAAATAATGATAATAAAAATATGGAATATTGGTCGGCTGCGAATATTTGGAATTTATATGGCAAAAAAGAATCTACTCTCCCTTGTATTTATTTGGATTTGCCCGTCGGAAAAAGTATTTATATACCGCCTTTTTGGTTTTATAGTATTCAATTCACTTCACCTAGCACAAAACTATTGAAATTTTCGTATCGCAATTTAATTCATACAATTGCGATAGTTCCTTATTTAATATCACAAAAATATGCCAATGCCAATTTTATTGACCAACTATCAACCATTGGCAGTGGCGAACCAATTTCAGTATCATCTAAAATAAAGCAAACCCCTATTTTACATAAAAATAAACATAAACACAAAAAAAATGTAGCATTTCAAGATAATATAATACAGTCATCATCATCGTCATCGTCATCATCATCATCTGTTCCACATCAAGAACCGTCTTCTCTTTCAATCCAAAACATAATTGAACCAAATAATGAGGCAGCAATAGAAACGGATATATCAACCGACCCTCCGTTTGAGCAAGACAATGCAAACACATCCATAAATGCTGATATTGATACTAATAATGATAATGATATTGATATTGATAATGATATCCAAAATCCAAAATCAAAATTTGATATTGATGTTTTAGACTAATCGATAAGTATCTTCCTAATAGGGAATAGGATAAACTTCAACAACAATAAAGCCATAGTGTAAATATTTTATTCTTCTTTCATTTTAGCAGCGATAAAAAATTGTATAACAGAATCGGATGATTCATCTAATTGATAAATAATTTTCATAGGTTCATCAACACTCATGCAAAATTTAATTTGAGAGACCAACTTTGTAGTTAAACAGTATTTCATAAGATGTGTTAAACTGAATTCCAAATCCAACATTCCTCCTTCATCTATAGAAAATTCTTCAAAATCATATGCATTTATATTTACTTTCATTTCTCCATTTGTTCCATCGGTGCTTGAAATGCACATATTGTTTTCATCACAAACAAAACGGATTGTATTACTAAAAATCATCATTTGAGAGAAAATATCATATATTGTTTTAATGCCAATTACAAAATCCAGATTATATTCTGTATCCGGTATTTTCATCATTTCTTGTTCTTGTTCAATTAAAGGCAAAGAATAATATTTATTAATATTGTCTTTATTTGTGGTATTATATTCAATATTTATTTTAAATGAATCATCGTCTGTATTGAATTCCATAAACAATATTTGTTGGTCCCCGATTGAGTTTATAATAGTATGAAAAATGCCAGAGGAAAATATAAAGGTAATTGATTTGTTATTGTTTTTTGAAAATAAATATTGGACCGTTTTTTTAACTTCGTCCGTATTATCAAACCAATCAAAAAATAGACGGCATTCACATAAACATACATGTGATTTATCCATTACCTGAATATGAATATGATTTGTCATAATAACCATTGCCGTTGTTTCACTACATGCTTTAAACAATTGAATGATTGTTGCAAATTGGGTGATTTTGAATTTATTATTTAATTTAAATATAATCGTATTTGATTCGCTGTTATTGTGACTCATTATTATTGTTATATTGTTATATTGTTATATTATTATTATATTGTTATTATTATTGGATAATAATATATTATTATTGTTATTATTATTGGATAATAATATATTATTATTGTTATATTATTATTATTATTATATCATAAATATATGATTTATTTTTATGATATTTTACGTATTCGGGTGTATTTACATATTTATGAAAGATTAAAGGATAATTTGTCCTTGTGGAGGGGGTCTTTTTTTATGTTCGGTCGTTTGTTTTTTTGTTGTTATGGATTTAGTTGTTTCATAATCAGTATTAAAATGTTGTTTGGCGCTGTCAATAGTATTGGAATCACTGATAGTTATATTTTCATTAAATGATATTGATTGTGTATTTGTATCTTGTAATTTATTATCCTCTCCATCATAAATAACATTATCGCCATTATCATTATAGTCATTAAAATCATCTTTATTAGTTTCATCAATATTAGAAATTGTGGAGGAGTATCCTCCTATTATTTGGTCATTATCTCCAAAATTATACAAAGAATTATTATTTCCAATTGCATCGTATAGTTGTCCTTCATTATTTTCTTGTTCGGTTATTAGTGTATCAAATTTGGTTTCTAATTGCGAAATAATGGTTTCGGTTTCGTCGAATTTTTTGTTTGTGTTTGATATGTGGGTATTTAGGTGGTTTGTTAAATTTGTAATCATCTGTTTAAAAACAGATATTTGTTTATTTTCGTTTTGAATTTTTTGTATGTTCAATGAGGTATCTTTCATTATTTTTTCCAATGTGGCAATTCGCGTGGTCATTTCATCGATTATTTTTTTGTCTATAATTTGCACACCTTCTGGTAATGACATTTGAGAATGTGAGTGTAGTGATGAACGTTGAATTATATTTCCCTCTTCATCAATTTCATCTTCGTCTCTTGACATAAGAATATTTTGTATTTGTTCTTGCATATTTATAATTTCTTGTTCAGTTTTACTTAATCGAAGTGTGGCTAATCCAATTGCGTCGCCGAGACTAATTTTAAATGAGCGCGATTGGTCTTGATGGGGTTGTTGTCCATGTTGTCCTTGTTGTCCTTGTTGTCCATAATATGCTTGATATTGTTGTTGTTGTGTTAATTGTGGTGCGATTTGTTGTGTTGGCTTTTGTAATCCAACTTTGCGTGTTGGTTGATTTAATTGTTGTTGTTGTTGTAAATTAAAAGCGGGGGGTGGTTGTGCTTGATTCATTTGCGCTTGTGAAAATGCAACCTGACTACCCATTGTAGTTCCGGGAGGTCGTCTAATATTTGAATTGGCAATTGTTCCCATACTATTTGAAACGGCTGATTTAGGAGCGATTGTAACTGCTCCTGCCGTTCGTTTTGCAATAACACTTCGTGCAGACATTGGGTGTATGTTGGGTTAAGATAATAGGGGGGATGGGGGATTGTGTATAAATGATTTTTTATTTATAAAGTATTATTATAATTACTTATTTTATAAACTTACGCATTATATTTGTCCTTAATTAGTTTAAAGGGGGTAAGTTTTATGGTTTAAACAATAAACAATAAACAATAAACATTAAATTTTGTATATTATGCAATCATTTTAAGTTGTAATGGGTGTGTATCATACTCATAATTTTCCACTATAAAGTCATCTATAGTATAATCTTCTATTTTCTCTCTTATTATTTTCATTTTCATTTGAGGAAATGGATATATTTCTCTTGTTTCTAAATTAGATAAGTCTTGTATATGTTCCTCATATATGTGAGCATTTCCAAGAAAATAAACAAATTCGTGAGGAACTAATCCACAATGGGATGCTAAAAGAATTGTAAGTGCTGAATAGGATGCAATATTAAATGGAACACCTAAACCAACATCTCCACTACGTTGATAAAGTGCGCACGATAATTTTGTGCCCTCGCTAACATTAAATTGACATAAAATGTGGCATGGTGGTAGTGCCATCTGTGATATTTGACAAGGATTCCATGCTGTCATTATAAGTCGTCTTGATGTTCTCTTGACTGGATCACGCAATGCCGCAATTATCTCCTCCAATTGGTCAATTCCTTGTGTTTGAGGTTGTGTTTGTGTTTGAGGTTGTGTTTGAGGTTGTTTATTAAGTAATTTGCTATTACAATCTGTATTGCATTCATATACTGTTTTATTTATACATTTGCAAGGTTTAAAATTACAATTGCATTTTCCAATACAATAACACTCTTTTACACAATCGCACATTGATGCATATATAATTTTGCGTTTATTATTATATATGCATTCATGTCCGCAATTACAATAAAATTTATATGGGTTTAATATAGTTGGTTTAATTGGGGTATATGATGGTATTTCAAAATAATTTGTTTGTCCAACTGGATTATTAACCATAAACATATTTGAAAATATATTTGAAAATATATTAGGTTGAGGTTGTGGTTGAGGTTGAGGTTGAGGTTGATTATTTTTACTGTGTTCGGTTTCGCAAATATAGGGTGCATTAAAATTTCGCCATTGGTAGCCATAAATGGGTCCTAATTCGCCTTCTTTATAATGGGTGAGTCCTTGTTTATCAAGAAATTCGCGCGAACTGTTGTCATCCCAAATATGAACATTGCGTTCAGTAAGCCACTTAGTATTTGTTTGACCACGAATAAACCATAAAAGTTCATTTAAACAAGTTTTCCACGCCAGTCGTTTATGTGTCATGAATGGAATTTGACTTATTCCTTCTCTTGAAAGATTAAACCGCATCATATTTCCAAAAATAGAGAGTGTGGTGCCATTTCTGGTTGTTTCCTTTGTTCCATTTTTTAAAATTTGTTTTACCAAATCAAAATATTGTTGTTCTTCTATATTGCTCATAAACTTAATATTGGTATTTATAGGGTCAAATGTATTCGCGTATGTGGTAATAATAATATAACTTAATAATATCACTTAATAAATTCGTTTTATATTATTTTACGCATTTTGGTTTTTGTTTCTCTCAAAAATAAAATAATAAATTACGGTTTAACAATAAAATAAAATTAAATAACATAAAATAAAATTAAATAACATAAAATAAAATTAAATAACAATAAAATTAAATAACATAACATTAAATAAAATAATAAAATAATATAATATATAATGGACAATTCTGATAATAAAAGAAGTTTTATCAAACACGTTTTTTCATTGGATGGAGATTCCAAGAGTGAGGTTTTAAATATTTGTCAGTATGCACTTTTAGCGACTATTCCGATTCTTATATTAAACAAGACAATAAAGCATTTTTCGCCAGAAATAGATTCTAAAAAGTCCTCGATTGAAATTACTTTAGAAATATTCATTCAAATAATTGTTATATTTATTGTTCTTTTAATTATTCATCGTATTATCACATATCTACCAACTTATAGTGGAATGGAATATCCTGATATAAGTATTATTCAAATTGTTTTAATTACATTGATGTTTTTATTTAGTTTAAATACTTCTATTGCAGAAAAAGCAAACATCATTATATTACGTGTTACTGACTATTTTTCTGGACGAAATGACAGCAAACAAAGCAAGAAAAAACAGTCTTCAAATATGACTCAAAACCAACAACCGCAACACGCACAAACACCCAGTTTATCAATGCAACAACAACAACAACTCCCAGATTATAATAATTTTTATACAAAAGATACAACTCCTTTAGTTGGTGCATCTACACCCGGAGGTGAAAATAATGGAGAAGGATTTTCGCCTATGATGCCTAATGGACTGGGTCCCAATTTAGCACAAGGCGGGAGTGCTGCAATTGGATATGGAGAACCAATGGCTGCAAACGCCGTATTAGGAGGCGGCAGTTTTGGAAATGCTTTATGGTAATATCCTATCCTATCCTCCTAAAAATATTATATTTATATCCTTTTGCATAAGATATAAGGTAATGTATATTTCTCTCAATTGTGAAATAATATAATGATAATATAATGATAATAAAAATTAATTATTGTCATTATATAAATATTTGTGTGTTTTGTTATTAATGTCAGAAACAGAAACGATAGATTCGGAATTATATGTTGAATTGAAGAAGTGGTCTTTAGATGCGATTTACAATATGACGAGTCGTGTTTTAAAGGAAATGGATTTATCTGTAGATAAGCAAACTTTAATTTTTAATAAATTAAAATATTATAGATTTATCAATGGTGCTGAAGAATTAATTAATGGTTCTCATATATGTTATATGTCATTAGGCAACATAGAGGAACAAATGCACGACCACAAAGAGACTATTATTAAATCCTCTATTTTTTGTAAAATAAACGACAATAATGCGAAAAATGATGGTCGCAATTGGCTTATATGTAAAAATTATGGGTTTAAAGTTCGTCATTTCCAAATTTGTTTTGAAGACAATTTAGTATTCCAAAAATTCAATAAAGATGAACTATTAATGATTGAAAGTGCCGAACTATTACTATAAAAAACCTCCTAAATGTTTATCGCGAGGGGGTGTGTGTGTGTCCTACTCATTCCCCCCTAATGGACAATATTTTTCCGCGTGCGTTTTAAACGCACACGCCGATATGACACATTATTTGGTTTGCAGGTGAATTGTCCTTTTCGTTTTAATCCTTTTTTGTTAAAGATGGATGCGGTGCAAATGCCAATACTACGCGGTCCATAAGATGGTTCTAACTTTTTTAGACAATTACAGAATTTGTTTGAAATTAAACGTTTGGTTTTGGTTAGTTTATGTCTTCCAGTAGTGTGTATTTTTATTGTAGATGGTATAATTCTTTTTTTATGTGTTTGTTGTTTTTTTATATAATAGTCCCAAATATTCATATAATAAAAATATATTATTTTATATGCGCCCTCGCTCCCCCTCCTAAAAACAATATTAAAAACATTTTCATAATATTAATTGTTTGTTATTTTTTTGGTGTGAATAACGCAATTGCTTTTGGTAATAAATATGTGATACAAATATTTGTGAGTAAAATCATACCAGATGAGAATACAACTTTTTTGTCCAAATTTGTAAATGGAACAAACGGACGAAATGGATTGAACCGCCAAATTAAAAATATACTAACATACACTTTAATAAATAAATCAATCCAATATAAATATTTAGGAGCCCACGCTAAAATTCCCAATGCAGCCAAAAAATAAATTATATATGATAATATAATTACATAGTCGAATAAAATATGCTGAACTTTATGTATATTCTTTCTTATATTAATTGACATAATAATATCTATTTGATTAAATATTTTTGTTCTAATATAATAATATACTTTATTATTATATCAAATAAATACTAATATACCACTCACACACCCTCATACCAAAATCATATCTTACACATAATAATGACACAATCCACAAATTCCGCAGTTGTTGAGTTATCATCGCAAATTAATACAGAAACAAATGAACGAATATATATGCGCAATATACCCTCAAAACCATTGCAACCTTATTTAGATGTAAGACCTTGCAATACAAAATACACAATGTTGCCTGTCGTTGAACCGCGCATTCTAAATTATTCTGTCCCTTTACAACACTATCCAATATACAACATACAACAAACATTTAATCCCGGAAATACGCAATCCCCCTATAGTGGCTATTCTAATGCAATCAATATTGAAAGCGAATTAAAAGGACAAATCTATGCCTTACAAAAATGCAGTCAATCTGTATATATTCCTCAAAGTAGTAGCGACCTTTATCAAGACAGTTATTTCACACAAACCACCTTTGCACCAAATGCCGATAAACATTCTCTCCTTTTTCATAAAGAAAATTTCAATGACTTTAATCCAAATCCAAATTCCGGAATTGTTGGAACACAAATATGGGGTAATGCTACAAGAGCACAAATGCAAGAAGTTCCCGATAATTATTGCGCCGGAAATGGACTTTTTCAAACACAAAATCAAACACGCCCTATCACATCATCTCAACATAAAATGACATAATAACATTTTTTATGCCTTAAAAATCTACGTTTGAAATGCTAAAAGGTGCAATATATCAATCTACAAAATAAATTCACATAAAAAAAAGAATATAAAAACATTTTTATATAAACCATAAAACTTATCTATATATTTTGTTAAAATGAATGATAATAATTTGTCTCCGTTATCTTTTGAAATTAAAATAACAAATGAAGAATGGACGAAAAAAAACAATGACAATGACAATGACAATGACAACAAAGAATTAATGTTTTTAACAATGAATAGTTTAGTGTCTCCAACATTATTAAATAAAATATCAATAAATAGTCAAAAGAGCGAAATTGACTTAATCACATATCGCGATGAAATTGAAACATTAATACAAACCCTATTTAATAACAAAAATACTGATTCAATTCATAATATGATTATTGAATCCTTTTATGATTTTATAAATGTTTGTAATCGTCATTATTATTTATCCAATAAAGTTAAATTGCAAAATCATCCGCATATTGATTCATCATCATCATCATCATCATCATCATCATCATTCGCAAAAATTCATAATCACACTATGGAACCGTTTTTAAGTTTAGGAAATATAAATAATAAAACATAATTATGCATTGGAATTCAAAATATTGTTTGAATTCAGTTAAAAGTAAAGGTAAAGGTAAAGGTAAAGTTATTTATATAATTTATTATTATACAAATAATATTATGATAACAAAATATATATGAAAATGAAAACACATAAAAAATCAAAAATTCATAAAAAAACATATAAAAATGTGAATAATTCATCATCATCATCATCATATAGTCATAAAAAAACATTGAAATTAATGCAAGCAAAATGTAGCCCTAAATTGAAAGAAAAAATAACTGGGTTTAGTTGTTATACATTTGATGATTTACGTTATTTAAGAAATTTATGGAATAAAAAACATCCAAAGGGAACACCCCAACACATTCAAACAAATAATGTCCGAAAAATACATAAATTACTTACACAATATAATTCTCCTGTTTGTAATAGTGAAAAAGAAACTTGCTGGCTACGACAGGATTTCGTGAAAAATAGTGTTGCCAAACAAATAATGGATTTTTCATTTGCACCACAGGCACCCCTTGAATGGACGAAAAATCCAAATGAGTGGTTATCCAGTGTTGAAATCGAAAATGTAATGAACCAATATGAGAAAGCATATAAGTGTTTTAAGTTTATAGGTCCTTCGCCAATTGATTTTGACAAAAACATAAATGGGACTTGTGTTTGGAATGAATTATGTAATTTCTCTCTTTCACGCCTAATCGCTGAAGGTAAAAATAAAATCGGAATTATATTTAATACTGACCCACATAATAAACCGGGACAACATTGGATAAGTATGTTTATTAATATACGACGAGGTCAAATTTATTTCTTTGACAGTGTGGGCGCAAAAGTCCCTAATGAAATTATGATTTTAGTAGAACGAATTGCTAAACAAGGACTGTCCTTAAATAAGCCAATCAAAATGACATTTGACCAAAATTATCCAACTGAACATCAATATGGAAATACTGAATGTGGCATTTATAGTCTATTCTTTATAGTTCATATGTTAGAAGATAAAATAACTCACCACTACTTAAAAACACATATACTAAAAGACAAACATATGGAAAAATTTCGCAAAATATATTTCAATGATAAATTATAATTAAAAATACTGCATTTTACTGCTACAATCTAAAAAATAATACAAAACTTTAAATCTTTTGATTAATCTGCGCGCTATTTATTTATTTAGTTCGTTCGTTCCTATTTAAAACCACTGGTCTCCCTCCCATATATAATATTTCTCTCAAACCCCCCAAAAAATAATTTAATGTAAAACAAAAAATAAAACTAAAACTAAATATGTTTGGGATTTAAATTTTATATTTTGAGAGAAAATATTATATGAGTCGTCGTCATTGTCCTTTTCCCAATATAGTTTATTCATTCATTATTTGTATGCAATAAACAAACAATGAATTGGCTACAATAAATAAGGTAGAAAAATTGATTACATTAAAAAAAATATAATTAATAATAATATATCTATAATAATTAATAATATATCTATAATTAATAATAAATAATAATATATCTATAATTAATAATGTTAAAATTGAAACCTATAAAACAATATAAATATAATTTAGTATCGTTTATTGATGAAGAAAATTTAAACATTGAATTATTGTGTAGTAATCCCAGAGCAATTCATTTTATAGAAAAAAATTGGGATAAAATCGGTCCTAAAATAAATAACATTGGATGGTTGTGTTTATGTAAGAATACCAATGCAATTTCCTTTTTGGAAAAACATATTTCCCATAATTATTTAAAACATACACGTCCCCATACCATATTATCTCATAATTGGTGGTCTATTTCCGAAAATCCCCAAGCAATTCCTTTTTTAGAAAAAAACTGGGACCAAATACAACACATATTTCGCGACAATAAAAGTTTTTGGTATGGATTATGTTCCAATTTAAATGCGATTCCACTTATTAATAAACATTATGACAAAATACGCACGAAAATAGAATGGTATTTTTTAGGCTTTAATCCAAATGCAAGCGAAATATTTAAAATACCCAGTCATTGGGAAGACTTTATAAATTACAACGAACAAAAATGTTTATCTCAACAATTACATCATTGGAAACAATTATATAAAAATCCAGATATGTTAGCGATATTAGACGACAAATGGTCATCTAATTGTGATATTAAAATGGACAATGAATGTTTAAAATCACTATTTCGTAATGTTAATGCAACTTGGATAATAAACAAACATTGGACACAATTAACACGTCAAATGGATAATGACTGTTTGAAAATTCTGTGTTATAATTCAAACATTTTTGAAGTATTGGAAACACACTGGGATGAATTATATCAAATGCTGGACATTGATTGTTTCGAATATTTGTGTTCAAATCCAAAAGCAGTCGGGTTATTGGAAAAACATTGGGTTCAATTAACGAATACATTTGGGTGGGATGATGAATCTTGGTTAAAGTTGTGTGGTAATCCAAATGCAATCGAATTATTGGAAAAACATTGGGACATATTATGGCGTTTTTTAGAAGATGACATTTGCGAATGCATATTTTGGAAGAAATTATGTTCAAATACAAACGCACATATTCTATTTGAATCACATTGGGAATATATTATAAATTTAAACATTCGTGCAACTACACTATTACATGCTACATATCCTAATGCAAATATTAATAATTTATTATTTGTCCATAAAAAAAGATGGTATTGTTTGTGTTCTAACATAAATAATATTGGATTTATAGAAACTCATTGGACAAAAATAAGCCAATATATTGACAATGATTGTTTTGTTAAACTATGTCAAAATCCAAATGCTATTTCGTTTGTAGAAAAACATTGGGACGAAATACATTCTAATATACTAAAGACTGATGTGATTTCATCTTTATGTTATGTGTATGTGTCAAATACAATTCCCTTTTTAAAAAAACATTGGACACAAATAAATCCTTTATTGGACAAACATTGTTGGAATAATTTAAGTATCAATCCAAATATATTTGAAGATGAATATATTTCAGTTTGTAAGTCCTATTTTAGAGAGAAAATTACAGAAGAAATAATGCAAGTCGTTTGGCATCCACGAAATATTCACAAATTTGAATACTTATTATAAATTACTGGCGTGGAACACACAAAAAAAATATCTAATTTATTCAAATATGTTTTTATTTGAAGAAATATATGTCCAATGTAGGCGGTGTTCCACTTGGGGTGTCCGTCTTTCTAATAAAATAAGGATATTAGGATTTTGAGATATTGATTCCCAAATAATGTTATTAAACAATTTATCCCAATATTTATCTACGAATTCAATCGCATTTGGATTTAAACATAAATCATGCCAAAAAATTCTACTTTGAATACTATCATTCCAATATTTCTCTAAAAGAATACATACATTCAAATTTGAACATAAAATTTCCCAATCAATATTGTGACGTATTTGGGACCAATATTTATCTAAAATATAAATACAATTGGAATTTGCACATAGTGACTTCCAATTTATTTTGCTTTTAACCTCATTCCAATATTTGTCAATTAACATAATTGCATTGGGATTATAACAAAAATAATTCCAATTTATTAAATGTTTAATATTAGACCAATTTAGTTCAATTAATTTTATTGCTTCTGGATTAGACCAAAAAGAACTATCTTCAATGATTGGTTTAAATTTGGACCAATTTTGGGTAATTAATTGTATCGCATTTGGATTTGAACACAAATTGCGTAAATTAATTTTGGTTTGAATATAGTCCCAATGTTTTTCAAATAAAGACATTGCATATCTGTTTTCACATAATGACGTCCATACTACACTGTTTTTAACTTGGTCCCAATATTTTTCAATTAAAGGACAGGCGAATTTATTTTTACAGAAATATTCCCATATAATTTTATTCTGAATAGATAACCAATATTTATCAAATAAAATAATTATGTTTTCATTTTGACATAAATATTTCCATTTGATTTTATCTTGAATACAATTCCAATATTTATTTATAAATGAAATGGCATCTTTATTATAACATAAATTATACCAATTTATGTTATACTGTATTTTATCCCAATGTTTCTCTAACATTAATCCTATGTTCTCATTACTACATAATTCAGACCAATCAATTCTATCTTGTATGTGGTCCAAATGTTTTTCTATAAGGAAAATTGCATGTGGATTGCCGCATAAAGCGGTCCAATCTATTGCATACTGTATTTCATTCCAATATGTATCCAAAAGAATCATTGCATTTCGTGTTTTATTAGAACACAAAACAGCCCAGTCTAATCTACAAACATCAATAAAACTTTTTAAAGTTGAGTTATTTTCTGCAATTATTGGGTGTGTATGTGTATATTCTGTTTGTAATATTGAAATAGAAGAATCTGGATAAGGCGTATCACTATTAATTACATGTTTTTCTTTTTTTACATAATTATTACGACGACGATTACTATTACTATTACTATTACTATTACTATTACTACTGGCATTGCGACGGGCGGGGGTATTAAGACTCATTATATTATTGAATTTGGCACTGGAGGTGAAGGGGGAGGGGAGAGGGTTATCTGGTACATATTTTATCATATAAAATAGTAAAAAATTAATCATTTTTTTTTGTATTGTTGTTTTTGTTGTTTTTGTTGTTTTTGTTGTTTTTGTTGTTTTTGTTGTTTTTGTTATTTTTGTTGTATTATCGCACAATATTATGTAAAATCATTTTTCCATTTTCGATTTTAACTGTTCCAACTTGAACAACATTTCCCATTTGATAACTTTTTAGGTCATAAAGTTCAATTGTATCATCCCCTATTTTGCGCCCCGCATATTCCTTTGAACCAATATTGATTTTAACCGCTTTCCATTCAATGCGTTTGAGATTTATTTTTGCAATTGTATCGTTTTCTTGTTTGGTATAATCTGGAACATATGCAAAATCATCTGGTCCCGGGTTTGTAAAATTCATACAATTCGATTGTCCATAAATATAACAGTCAAATGCGGATTCTTTAATCATATCAGTTAATTGACCCGTTACAATAGATTTTAATTCGGACACCTCATATAAATATTGGTCGCTCGTAACTGGCGCACCCGCTGGATTTATCGGTCCTTTATCATTCAATCTCAGTTCAATTGATTTGTCCGACTTCAGTTGTTCATCCGAAAATTTCATAATATATATAAAAACCTCCACTGTTTGCAAATTTTCGGGAAGACTCTTATGACTACATATACGACGCGCACGACCAATTACCTGTTCCACGCGAACTGGATGCCAATAAGGCTCCATTATATGAACATAACGTGTATTACGCAAATTAATACCCTCTGAACCAGATGACGTAATCATTAACACTTTTATGATTTTCCCCAAATTATTATTCTCGGCAATAGACCTTAATTCCTCCGCCAAATTTGTTGGTATGTATTCCCAATCACCATTATAAATATTACGTATAATTTCCTTCTCTTCTGTCGTCTCTGTTCCAGTATAAAGTGCATATAGTGCATTCGCATTTTCACGTATTTCATCGCCATTTATTTTCCATTGACCTGTGCGCTCATTTTTAGACAACTTAAAACGTGTAAATCCATTCGCATCTAAAACAAGACTGAAAATTCCTAATCCTTCTAATGTTCTAAATTGACTATATACTAAATGAAGACCAGTATGTTCTGGGTCTTGTATGTTTTCCAATATATTCAAAAATTTAGGACTATATGTGATTAATGCTTCTTTACTTAAAAATTCGTTTGCATTTTGCTCCATATATTTTAATGCATTTTCAATTTGTTCTTTGTATAATTGCCCGCCCATTTTCTCCAAAATTTCGTCACCTTCAACTTCGTTTTCTTTTTCCGCTTCCAATTCTTCATCATTTTCAGTATCTTTTGCCTGTTCCAATATCTGTTTTTCTTCTGTTTTATCTTTCTCTTCCTCTTCCTTCATTTCCTCTTCTTCCTTCACAACTTCATGATTAGGTTCAATGTCCGTATTCGTATATTTTTTAGATGTAGTTGCATTTGTTTCTTTTATTGTTATTTTTTTTGGAATAATACGCAATGGAGATGACGATGACGATATTGTTTTTTGATTTTGTTTTTGTTTTAAAAAATAATCTATTGATGTCTTCCTACTATTTGCTAAAACATCATTATCCACACCACTATCCACATCATTATCCACACCACTATCCACACCACTATCCACATCATTATCCACACCACTATCCACATCATTGTCACTATCAATATTGTCATAAGATTGTTTGTCGCTATCAATATTGTCATAAGATTGTTCATCACTATCAATATTGTCATAAGATTGTTCATCACTATCAATATTGTCAAATAATTTATGAGAGGTGGAAATGTTGTCAGCCCCTCCAACGGTATTTATTTTATTTTTTTCTCGTTCCTTTTCCAATAAAGCAAGTTCAATTTTATCGCGTTTCTTTTTGGCTCGTTCATTGCGTTCTTCTTCGGTGGGCATTGGTCGGTTTGGCATAACATAATTGCAATATAAACGAGAGAAAATGCGATAAGTGGAAGTATTTTTTTCATAAAGTTCATTCATTTTTTGTGCATTTGCATTATCATTGTTTTGTTTTTTGCGTCCTTGTTTTTCGATTTCACGTTCTCCCGCGCGCGCTTTTTCATAAACACCAAACTGAAAATCGCTCATAGGTATTTTTACTAAATGATAGTCTAATCCCATTGTTTTAGTGAAACGAGGCAATAATTTTTCTTGGGCACTGCGAAAATAAGATGACAATCCCAATATACGTCGTTTCATTGCATTTGTATTAATTAGTTCTTTTGTATTTGGATTAATATATTTTTCGGTAAATAATTCAAAATCATCAGGCAATGCTTTATAATTGGTAATATGTATGCTTCGTCTTAAAACCTCTATGTTTTTATTTTCTAATAAACGCATTATATTTCTCTCAAAATGTATGTCATCACTTGATTCCATATTATTTTCTATATCACCAAATGAATCGGTAATCGTTTTGTTGGTAATGTCTGGTTCATTTGTGATGCCGATATAAGCACTATTGTGGGGTTTTTTGGTGTCATTTTCATTACTATAAACATTACGAAATCCAAAAGGGTTTCGGGTAATGGTTAATATTTTGCTACTTGGCGAATAATCCACATAGTCCAGCGTTTTTTCACTTTGTAATATTTTTCTAATGCTGTCGGTATTAATTTTGTCATTTGTTTTTACGGAAATTTGCATTGACCACGTTTTAATGTAGCCACGTAAAATATTAAAAAGTATGGCGAATTCATTGGGATAATTAATGACGGGGGTTCCTGAAAGCAAAATTATGCGCGCATTTTTGGCTCGCATTAAGTCTTCATAAAGTCGTGTAGCAATAAATTTAGGTGAGGTAGTATGTGTTTTTTTTCTACCATCTTTTGATATGATAAATGCGGGGTCCATTTTAATTTTATTTACGATGCGACTGATTAAATTGTGTGCTTCATCAATAATAACAACGGCATCATCGAATATATTTTTAGTAAATTCGGCGGTTAATTCGCGTAATTTAGTGAAACGTAATCCATTATAATTAATAAATGTATATTTTGTTTTTATCATTTCATTTAATTGTTCGTCGATTGATTTTTTGTCTTCCGCATTGAGTTCTGTAAAATTGGAGGGTTTCTTAACATTAATAAGCCAAGCGCCTTTTTTGCGAACAATATATTCTACAGGCAAATTTAATACATTTGAGAGAACAGATATAATATTTTTTTTATTATGGTGTTTTGTCCTATCATTGCTTTCATTCTCCAAAACATCTTCATTATCTTCATCCAAAATATCATATTCGTCTTCATTATTATGGGATGAGGGGGATGAGGACATATTTGTATTAATGTGTTTATTTAGGGTATCAATTGAAATCCATTCCCAAAATTGATTTTTGCGATATAATTCGTCGCCATATTTTTTAAGTTCTTCAATATAATTTGTTCGTAATGAGGCGGGTGTTAATATGATTATTTTTTTAGTGGATTTCATTCCTTCGGCGATTGCGATACTGGTGGCGGTTTTACCGGACCCTAACCCATGATAAACTAATAATCCGCGATAAGGAGTATATAAATTCATATAATCGCGAACAATTTGTTGATGCATTAAAAGTTTAGCATTTCCACTTTTTCCAATGGTATCACACGTAATATTATCCTGATTTTCCTCTAATTCTTTGCGATATGGTTCAAATATGGAATTTATGAATTGAATGAATTTTTCGCGATTATTCATATAATAACTATCAACCTTAATATTAATTGGAGGTGCTTTGCGAGGCATTCGTTCTTGTAATTGTGTATCGCCGATTTTAAAGAATACCTCTGGACCCAATTCAACGGACCCCCTTTGAACAGATGGAGTTATACGTTGTTGCACCGGTGCCGGCACCGGCACCCGTTTTAATTTACCCAAAATGGATTGTTGTGGCTCCCGTTTATCAATAATATTGGCTTTATATTCTTTTTCCGATTTTAATATAGGATTATCTAATACGGGTTTATTATAAACGACGGGTATATGTTTGATATGCATATTGCGGTGTAAATTTGCGAGTATTTTTGCTCGGTTGAATTTTTCATTATTGCTATGGTCGTGTCGTCGGTCTAAAATGCGGATGGAGGACACTTTATTTGTTGAATTGGGTGTATCGGGTTGAACAGAATTATTAATGCTTATTTTAACTGGTTGAAATTCATCAACTACGGATGGTTTATGTTTTAATTTATTATGTAAAGAATCGGGTGAATTTATGGTTGTATCAGTCATTAACATTAAACATATATTATATTGTTATATAATATGATATTATAATATATATTTTCATTATTAGCGCCATATTTCTCTCTTTTTTTGATTATAAAAGAGAGAAAAACAAAGATTTCATTTATATTTTAAGTTTGTTTTGTTTTGTTTTGTTTTGTCATATTATTCGTGATTATGTATATTAATAGCCACCATAGGTATAACTAATTCCCATTCCAAATGATTTTGGAGGACCACCTAACGCACAAAATAGGGGATTGGGAGAACCTTGTGCCTTGCAAAAATTATAAATGCGTCCAAATCTCCCAATACGACTTCCATTTCCCATCAATAAACTTAATGCGGTTAAAGTTCCATTGCTTGAATTAATACGCATCGGAGCGTTATAACTTGGCATATTTTAATATATTACAAAAATAATAATTATTTATACATATCACATAGATTTTTATTTTATGTGATATATTATTTTTAATGTTTATATTCTAAATCTCAAATATTTATCATTATCATCTTCCAATAAGCTAAACTCTCTAACTCATTTAACTCCTCTAACTCCCTCCTTTTCTTTCTTCATTTCCTTTAATATTTTAACCTCTCTCCTAAAATATTAATGCGATGCATCAACATATTTCATTATATTATTCAATGCACTTTTTGTTTCATTCAATGTTTTTAATTTAACAAATGACGGAATTGGATTCGTATTATCAATGCTTAAAGCAGTTTCCAACATAAGAGAATTCACTAAATCGTCCAATTTTAATATTGTATTTTCATAATCGGTGCGATATTTGTTAATTAAAAATTGGTCTTGATATTGAATAACTTTAGATTGTATAGTCGCTAAATAGTTTGTAACATTACCTGCTATTCCATTTTTAGATGGTTGTGTGCTTGTGATAGTGGCTGTTCCACTATTTCCTGATGCATCAGTCATTCCCTCTATATTTGATAAAAATAAAGATGACTGTATTCCCATTATTGGTCCATCATTTGTTTTTTGAAATACTGTATATATGATAGTCCCCAGAAAAAAAAGGATAATTAAATTAATAAATGTTTGGGAAAATTCCATAAAAATATATGATAATGATAATGATAATGATAAGTATAAGAATTGTTATAAATTCGTTATATTATTGGTAGATAATAAAAAATAAGAAATATTATTTATAACTGTTTTATTTATTTTGCGCGTTTTTCCATCTTTCCCTGTTGGTTCTGCTATTGTTCGCAAATCATTTATGCCTTTTTCCCTCAATGTTTTAAGCATTTCCTCAATTGTTCCATATTTTTTCATTATTACATTGGCTGTGGTTGCGCTTATATTTGGAATAGTGCATAACATAATTGCACCGATATTGTCTGGTGTTATATTGTCCTTTTTATTTTTTTTAACTGCAGACACATAATTATTTTTTAAATAAAAATTGGATATTAAATTATCATTCACATCATTTGTGTCATTCACATCATTTGTGTTATTCACATCATTTGTGTCATTTGTGTTATTTGTGTTATTTGTGTTATTTGTGTTATTCACATCATTTGTGTCATTTGTGTTATTTGTGTTATTTGTGTTATTTGTGTTATTTGTGTTATTTGTGTTATTATGAGAGGGATTGGATATAGGTATTTTAGAAACTTTAGAAACAATTTCGGTATTAAAATAGCCGTATAAAGGATATTTACAATCTTTATTATTTCGTTCAATACGACGAACGGTATTCAATAAAAAAAAAGCAGTTTCGGTTATATTATTTGTTCTTATTGTTGAAAACCCTTTATAATAATTTAGTGAGAAAATGCTGGAAAAAAATGTGTTTTTATCATTGGTGTGGGTTAGCATTCCCTCTATTAAATAAATTATATTGTGATTATGCCATTCTTTAATTCCACTTAAACGATATGACTGTTCTTCATATCGTCCATCTTTAATGCTCGAAAATAAATCGGCTATTTTTTTGCGTTCAATGATAAGGTATTCATAATCATTATCAGTATTTGTAATAATAATATCTCCTAAAGGGAGTTGTAATACATTATATGAAATATCTTTAAATACTGGATTTGTTTTTAATGTTTCTTCAATTGCAGCAATTAATTCGCGTTCTCGCACATCAATTTTAAGGATAATTTTGGGGACCATTATTAATATAGTATATTATTCAATTATTGTTTATATTATTTTTATTATTTTTATTTAATGGTCGACATTACAAATTTGTTTAATATGATTTGTTATTTTTTTGGCATCCTCTTTTTTTGTGAAAGGGTCTAAAATTGCGGATGAAGATAGTTCGCGTAAATATGATTCTGAACAGGGACCACGATAAAAAATTTTATAATAATCATAATATCTGCGTTTGATTTCTCTCTTATTTTGGATTTCTGTATCCATCTAAAAACAGTATGTTATAAATAATAAATAAATAAATAATAATATAAATATGTTTTTATTATTATTTATTTATTTATTGCATTGTTGTTGCCTTTAAACATATTAAACACATATTTATGTTATTATGTATTGATAAAAATTACATCATCATCATCATCATCATCATCATCATCATCATCATCATCATCATCATCCCAGCCCACATATATTAGGAAAAATGCGGTAAAAAAATGGATGACTCCATTCTTTCACCTTCCTTCTAATGGTAGGAAGAACCAATCTGTATATGAAGAACGCCTTACTATGCGAATTCTTCAATGTTATTTGGCACACATGCCAAAACAACTTTCTCTAATATATCAATTCTATTGATGAGGTCGTGAAGATTGTTATCGTTTTTTTCTAATTGAAACGTAAAATACGCATTAACCAAACAATCGTAACAAACCCAATAGGAATTGATAATACGCGGTGATGAATTTTCCGAAAATGGTGGATTGAAACTTCTTAAATAAGTTAGTCCATCTCCTTCACGGTCAATTAATTCTGGATGAATTTCGATCCATCTTAATATGGAATTTCGCGTGCGTTCCCAATTATAGCGGCTGTGCTGGCGCACTACCCCAAGGAGGGCTTGCGCATCGTGTCTCTCTAATTCACGATATTCGTTTGGGACGCTGTTCTGGCGCACTACTCCAAGGAGGGCTTGCGCATCGTGTCTCTCTAATTCACGATATTCGTTTGGATCGGAAACTGCATTATGACTGTTCATTTTGAATATCGGCGTTGTCTTCGTCTAGTTGTCGTAAAAGGACAATCTATTGAGCGATGATAAGGGATTTCAAATGGTGATGAATCAATCATTATTAATTATAATATAAATTCACTCAAATTGTAATCAATTTTATTTAATTAAATATTATTATTTGTTTATGAAAATCTAAAAAAGGTAAAAAAATGGACGAATCCATTATTTTACCTTCCTTCTTCTTAAGGGTTCAAACTGTTGCTGAATTTATTGATACCAAAGGGTATCACAATATTCAACATAGTTATTGTCGTTGGCGACCGTTATAGGGTCGCACGATTCATTAGTGATGGTTGTCACTATAAAGGCAGCAATATTAAGTCCCATATATACAACAAAAAGATTAACAATTGCTATTATTTCTTTGTGTAAGGCTTCATATGCGATTCCTGTCAAGACTCTTATTACTAAAAAGCCGGTATCTTTGAAGGACTCATTTCCTTCAAATTCTATGGTATTTGATTTCAAATCAGTTTCCTGTAATTGAACATCGGCACAGTCAATTAACTCTGACTCTACTGATAAAATATCCGTATATGCAAATGCCTCAACTATTGGGACATTTGGTGCATCGTTTTTCATAACAACTGAAAACCCCAATGCGAGTGCTCTCATTTCGCGAAAGCTTAAACGTTCAAAGCCTGAAATTCCTTTGAATTCCATAATAACTTCTCTTAACAAATGAATAAAGAACAATAAAGCAACGCTAATGTGCGAAATGCTGAATATTGAATGTATATTCAAATCAAAAGTCTAACTCTGTTAAGTTAGACTTGTAGTGCATTTAATATAATGAATGAAATATGAATCATTTTTATTGATTTAACGATTTATTATTATGTTATAAATCGTTAATTGTTTATAAATCGTTAATTGTTTATAGGTTGAATATTTCTCTCGTAATCCAAAAATAAAATCAAATTATCAATTAATATTTTATTATTTGAGAGAAATAAGTTATTATTTGAGAGAAATAAGTAATTATGTTATAAAGTTATTGGTTTATAGGTTGAATATTTCTCTCGTAATCCAAAAATAAAATCAAATTATCAATTAATATTTTATTATTTGAGAGAAATAAGTTATTATTTGAGAGAAATAAGTTATTGGTTTATGGATTGGATATTTATTGTTTATATTGTATGGGGCGTGTCCCTACGGGACTACGCCCATCGCTCGTCCCTCCGGTCCTCGCGGCGACCCCTAATTAGGAACAAGTCTTAATATAGGAACGCGCTAAATTCAAAATTATTTGCCCGCCTTAAAATTTTGGTTAATTGGTTAATCGGCTGCCGCGAGGACCGGAGGGACGAGCGATGGGCGTAGTCCCGCAGGGACACGCCCCATACAATATAAACAATAAATATTCAACCAATAACCTAATATTTTATTTCTCTCAAACAATAAACAATAAGGTTGATAATTTGATTTTATTTTTTGGATTACGAGAGAAATATCCAATCCATAAACCAATAACTTATTTCTCTCAAATAATATTTTATTTCTCTCAAACAATAAACAATAAGGTTGATAATTTGATTTTATTTTTTGAATTACGAGAGAAATATTCAATCCATAAACCATTAACTTATTTCTCTCAAATAATATTTTATTTCTCTCAAACAATAAACAATAAGGTTGATAATTTGATTTTATTTTATGAATTACGAGAGAAATATCCAATCTATAAATATTCAACCAATAACCTAATATTTTATTTCTCTCAAACAATAAACAATAAGGTTGATATTTTAATTTTATTTTTTGAATTACGAGAGAAATATTCAATCTATAAACCATTAACTTATTTCTCTCAAATAATAAACAATGAGTGTGATAATTTGATTTTATTTTTGTCCTAAAATGAAAAATAATATAAATACATATTTATATTATTATGTGTTGCTGAAATAATCGCGCAAATAAGCAATCGTATAAAAATTAACCTAAATTACCTCCAATAGTGGCTCTATATCCATATTTCTGTGTTTGAATTGTGAAATTGGGAACACACACAGTAGGAAGACTTTGAGGAGCACGTGGCAGTTGTCCTCTCAAATTGCTCATATAGAAAAATCCAGAAGAAGGCGCAATACCTGCCTTTTTAGGACCACCGCATGTATTTGTGCGAGTAATAATTGACGCTTCGTGTCTTGCCGCTTTTGCCGCATTCATTAAAACCATTTTGTATTAATTGTATATTTTATTGAAACTAAACAAATATAATATTATATGAGATTTTATTTATACAATAAACAAATAATATCATTTCAATTTATTATTTTAAACCTTTTTCCTTAATTGTTATTATTTATCACATCCCTCCCCACAAATCTAAAATAAAAATGAATATAAAAACAATTTATTATATAAATATATATCCAAATATATCCAACAATTAATTTATCAATGGCTTTAGAATATTTGACACCAGAATTGGGTATAGATATGGAAGAGCAAGAATTGAATCGGTTTGACAAAATTCCATTGTCGGACTTAATTAAGACAGATGATGGTCAAGGTTATATTTTTAATCCCTATAATCCGATTAATATAGAGATTAAAGAGTTTGACATCAAAGAAATTCTTAAAAGGTATGGATTGCCTCCTATTATTACAAATATGGAACTTTATAAAAGGGCTTTTATTCATCGTTCTTATCTCAAGTATCCTTCTATGAAAAACGAAGAATTGCGCATTACTATTACGGAATGTCCATCCAATTGTATTCCCCTAAAAACCAAATCCAATGAGCGTCTTGAATTTGTGGGGGACGGTGTTTTGGAATTAATTACAAAATATTATTTATATCGTCGTTTTCCTAAAGCACGCGAAGGATTTATGACAGACAAAAAAATAGCAATCGTTAAAAATGAAGCCATTGGACGTATTTGTCAGGAAATGGGACTGCATAAGTGGCTCATATTGTCTAAAAATGCTGAAGAAAAAATGGTGCGCAACGATTTTAAACGTTTGGGATGTCTTTTTGAAGCATTTTTAGGCGCATTATTTTTGGATATGAATAAAATACGACTTTTGCCCGATGGAGAAACTTGGCAACCCCATATTGAAACAAAAACGAATCACTCACACACGCAAACACATTTCATTACTGGTCCCGGGTTTCAAATGGCCCAATGTTTTATTGAATCAATATTTGAACGTCATATTGATTGGACGGAATTAATTATGCGCGACGATAATTACAAAAATATATTCCAAGAAAAATTGCAAAAGGAATTCAAATTAACACCACATTATCTGGAAATTCCACTGTCGTCACTCGTTAAAATTGGACATCTCATTCAAAAAACAAATATTGATTTGACCGATGCAACGAAATACACAATGGGCGTGTTTTTATGTTTAGGACAATCCATATATAATAAAAAAGTCGAAGAATCCATGCATATTTCCATTGTCGGTAAAGATATAATGGATTTAGTGCATTATACCGAAACAAACACAACTGTATTTATCTGTTTTGGAATTGGTCAAAATAAATTGAAGAAAAAAGCCGAACAACAAGCATGCAAAGAAGCACTGTGCAATTTAGGATTTATTACATCTTAAACACTACATTCAAACACTACATTCAAACACTACATTCAAACACTACATTCAATTACAAATTCAAACACAAAATCAATTACAAATTCAAACACTACATTCAAACACAAATTCAATTACAAATTCAAACACTACATTCAATTACAAATTCAAACACTACATTCAATTACAAATTCAAACACTACATTCAATTACAAATTCAATTACAAAATCAATTATAAATTCAATTACAAATTCAAACACTACATTTAATTACAAATTCAAACACTACATTCAATTACAAATTCAAACACTACATTCAATTACAAATTTCAAACACATATTATTTTAGAGTGGTTTTGTTTTATAATTGAATAAAAAAATGCAAATCAAATCAAAAATGTTCAGTGTCTATATTTATATCCTCATTTGTTCCCAATAGATATTCAAAACGATGAATGTGTTTAGGGTGCCAAACGACTTGCATAAGTTCTTCTGTAATTTTTTCTCGTAAATACGATTTACAAATGTTGGTATATTCGTCTTGAAAAATGCTTGGATTTGCGGCAATATTGTCGTGGTTAATATCGTATTTTATTTCTTCAAAATATTTTTCGATTAAGTATATTGCGTTTGGATTTTCGCAAAAACAATGCCACACATATAAGTCAGTAATATGTTTAAATTCTTCCCAATGTTTTTCAATCAAATAAATAACGTGTGGGTTTGTATTTTTACATAATCCAGTCCAATTTTCATTTTTATTGATAGTATCATTATTCGTAAAAATAATATCCCAATATTTGTCAATTAAATGAAGTGCATTTGGATTGCTGCATAATTTATATGCGTTCATTAATTTGTGTTCATCAAGGGTTTTTAGATAAGGTTCGATTAAATGAATTGCGTTTGGATTGGAACATAAAAAGTTCCAATATATACTATTTTCTACTGAATAATCAGTTAAATTAACTATTAATTTATCATTTCGTGTGATAAAATCGATTGCATTTGGATTTGAATATAAATAAAATAATCTATATGGGAGCCTATATGGGGATTTAGGTAGGTCAAAAAGAACATCATTAAATTTTTCAATTAGTTTCATTGCATTCGGGTTAGAATATAATGAAGTCAAGTTATATGTCAGATTTTGACTTTGCATTAATAGATTCCAATTTTGTTCTAAAATTGGAATTGCATTTGGATTGCCACATAAACATCTCCAATCAATTGCAAATCTCTTTTTTTTCTTGATTTCTTTCGCCGAAAAATGAGATATAATATCTTGGTCATTATTATTATAATGCATTATTTCATCCCAATGTTTTTCTATAAGTGAGATTCCATTTGGATTATTACATAAAATGCTTATATAAATAAGATTATTGTTATTGTTTGTAAATATATTCCAATATTTGTCTAAAATATGAATTACCTTGGGATGTGTATTTTTGCATAACAAACTAAAATCTATGTCAGGGATACTAATTTTTAGGTTAGAATTTATTTTATTTTGATTTGTAATTGTAGTCATATAGGATTCTATTGTTTCCGTTATAACACCTACTGCATTAAAATTTTCACACATATATACATTTTTTAAATACATTGACGCAAAAAGCGGCTTTAATTCCATTTTACATTCATTAAATGATTTTTGCATTGCACCGAACTGTATAGTTGGATATGAATTCGTATTGGAATATGTTGGAATATGTTGGATTATTTTACTGAATAATAAATATAAAGAATCAATTTTATTTATTATTTATGTGTCATTACCACATTACCACATTACCATTTAACCGAATTTAAAAAGGTGTAAGGTGTAATATTTTGAGGGATGTCAAATATTTTGCATTAGTTAATTGCGTACTCATTCTAAAATATGCCTTACAAACTTCAATATCTTAATCTTCAAAAATGAATAGATTTTTAATTTTTTACATGCAAATATATTATATATTATAAATATATACTTATAAACTTATATTATTTTAATTGTAATAATAAGAGAATAGAATGTTTCATAAATTATTTGCGGAATTTTTAGGAACTATTTTTTTGGTTTTCACGGTATTTGCTTCATCGGGTAATTATCTTATGATTGGTGCAGCATTGGCATTAATTGTATTATTGCTTGGAAAAATTACGGGTGCCGCAGTTAATCCAGCAATTGCATTTGCTTATTATCATTCAGGAAAAATAAATCAGCAAGAATTGTTTGGTTATATATTGGTTGAAATGATTGGAGGATTAGTTGGATATATATTATATAAAAAATATGTAAATAAATAAAAGATATTGTTTTATTGTTTTATTGTTTTATTGTTTTATTGTTTTTATAAGTTATTTTTCTTGATATATATTAATAATATATATATTAAGAAATTAAGAAATGAAAATGACGCGAAAACACAAATGCACCCGACATAGAAAACATAAAAATAGAAGAGGAGGCAGTATTTTTGATGGTATAACAAGTGGATGGAATAATTTAACGCAAAAAACCAAAGGATTATTTGGAATGGGAACTACCGCTTCTACTTCAAATGTGCCTGTTGTAAAACCACCGGTGATTGTGTCTGCACAAGAACAACAACCCCCACTCCCACCTCCACCCCTACAACAACAATATCCACCGCAGCAACAATATCCACAACAACCCCCACCACCACTGCAACAACAATATCCACCAACAAGTGGGGGACGCAGACATCGTCGCAAAGGTTATAGAGGACGAGGAGGCCATACAGGTGTAAAAGGACACACCGAAAGTTCATTAGCAAGTAATGCTACAACATATACTGGAGGACCAACTTCACAACCTCATGCATGGGTCGGTGGAAAACGCAGATGTTCTGCAAAACGGCGAAGAAGTAAGAGACATCATTAAAATATATGATTTTATTTTTAATATGTTTTAGAGTGAGTGAGAGTGAGTGAGAGAGTGTGATTTTAATGCACAATTATGTTATTATGTTCATCTTTATAGGAAACGATTAAATTGTTAAAACACGTCCATAAGGATTTATTGCCATCAATTACAATGCCTCCACCTCCACGTCCCAATTGGCTTTTCATACGATTTAAATCACTAATACATACACGATACCAATTTTTTTTATAAGTAAAGCCCAATATTTTCTTCTCATAAGGCATACTAATTGCCCATTTGGAATGGTCATTTTGTTCATTCCATTCTTTTAGTTTTTGAATATTTTTAACCCACTGAGTTGAATGTAATTCTTGACCACGTATCCATGTCTCACATAAAATTGGCATATAATTTGTATTTGGTTGGCATTTTAATGCGGTATAATTTCGCATACTAAAAATGTGTTCATAAATATCTTTTTCATAAAAACGATTTTTGGCATAGTGTCTAATATTTATGTTAGATTTTATTAAATGTTTTGTTTTAGGTAATGACACAACATTTAATGTATTTTCCTTTGAACAATTTTTAAAATACAATAAAATTATATCTTCATTATTGGTTGTGGATTTAATCTCATCATTGAAAATATTATTAGTATAATGATATAATTGTGCGTCCATCATACAAATTTGTTGTAAAATTTCATTTTTATAAGAGATAGGAAATTCGCAATAAATCATTGATTGACCGAACTTGGCATCATCTAAACTAATATGAGGTAAAACGCCATCTTCGGTCATAGAATGGGACGGATATTTTGGAATGGAGTGAATTAACCACCCAATTTTATTATTATTCCAAGCAACAATGCCTTTACAATGACCGCTATTATTAATTCCATTAAGAAATTCGCATTCTTTATAACCAGTGGGCAATTGGTCATTATATAATATTTGTCCTCCATTCCATTTTTGTTTCGTTTTTGTAAAACAATTATGTATCCACTCATTAATATCCGAATTTGTCTGAAAATTAAATGTTGGGTTATATGAGTCCCAAAAATAATAATCTAAACGATTCGGCTTTTTAAGAGCAACCGAATACCATGATTCCATTGTTTGATGATTACGTCTAAATACATTTCTAAATGACCTCATACCAATACTCGTTTCAAACGAGGTCGTTGCACAACAAATCCAAAACATATTCATTCTCATATTTGTTTATTGATTTAATATGTTATTTTTTATTATATTGTTCTAAAATAAATATTTATCTCACTTTTTTCGTTTTTCGTTTTCGTTTTTCGTTTTTCGTTTTTATTATTTGTCCAAATTTAAATAATGTGTTTGGGAATATAAATAACCAATGGAGGATATTTTCTACAATGAATGTCAATTAACTTTTGCGACGGAATAACCCATTTTTTATTTATCAAATTCAATATTGGACGCGAGGTAGTGTTCGCAGTAGTGTTCGCAGTAGTGTTCGCAGTAGTGTTCGCAGTAGTGTTCGCAGTAGTGTTCGCAGTAGTGTTCGCAGTAGTGTTCGCACAATTAGTTTTTTTAAGACAAAATATATTTATTGAATTAATTGCGGATATTATATATAAGAATGCAATATCGCGATTAAAATTGTAATACATTATAAAATGATGTTATCTATAAATATAAATTATTAAACTATATTTATATTTATTATATTATTTTATTTTTTTACAAATAAGCGAAGAGGGAAGAGGGAAGTTTATTTTTTGGATAAACAATAAAGAAAATAGATGCCAACACCAGCCAATCCAGCAAAATAGGCTTGAGTAATCATACTATCCGATAATTTGGGTGATGCAGAGGAGTATGTCGTTGGTGTATTAAATATATAGTTATTTATTGCATTTATTGTATTTCTGGTTTGTGGTTGTGGATGAAAACGAGAACCAATAAATGTTTCTTGACATTGAGAGCCTGTAACAGGATTGCGTCCATCCGAAAACCAGCAAGGGTCTGTATTTTTAATATCCACCGTGGCAACATAATTTGTTGCACTACCACGAATATTATTTACATCAATCGTTTCCATTGTTATTTGCTGACAATCTGGTTCTGCACCACTTAAAAACGCACCCATAATTGCATATGGATTTAATGCGTTTAAATTTGACATTGTGCCCGGAATAAGTCCTTTAAAATCTTTAAAATTAACATCCATTCCTGAACTAATAAATGGAATGTTGCCACTGGGAACATTATTAATGTAAATATAACGGTCTTGAGTGGCACCAGATATGTCTGTGCATTTTCCTCCAGTGCGCAAAAAAAATTTATTACCTAAAGGATTTCCTGTTGCACTGGCATTACTTTTTCCACTTACAAGAAGTTCTACATAATCAACAAGTCCTGTTATGTCTTTGCCTAAAGCAGAAAGCGACCCAGTATCTGACATTCCAATTTGAGATGGGGTTTTAATATTTTTATAGTATGGATAAGATGGTCCCAATAAACGGTCTTGCACACCTTGAGCATCATTTAATACATCCTCAAAAAGATTAGATTGGTCAGTTGTTGTTGTTGTTGTTGTTGTAGTAGTAGTCATTTTCTCTCTTTATCTTTATCTTTATCTTTATCTTTATCTTTATCTTTATCTTTATCTTTATCTTTATCTTTATCTTTATCTTTATAATAAAATAATATCTAATAAAATAATATCTAATAAAATATTTTTAATTATATATTTTATTAGATTATATTTTGGAATGTTATTCAATTCAATAACTTACAATAAAAATAATTGAAATAAATATTTATGATATTGAAAAAGATATTAAAGATAAATTGATAATTAACAAGTTAAATGAATAAATCTAATATTATCCATAAGAAGAGTCAAAAACAATCTCAAATGTCAAATAATACCAAGAAAATATATTCTAAATCGGATAAAGAAAAAATATGGAATGCATTTAATGAAAGTGAGAAAGAAATGCAAAATATTGAATTACCTTTTAAACAAAATATAAGTGGTATGGATACGATGAAATGTGCATTGGATTTAACTAGTATTAATAGAAAATGCAACAATACAACAATGAAATCCAAAATAGTTAGCAAAGACTTAAATGCCAGTAATGTTCCAAAAGAACGAGATATTTGCGAATATTGTAGTCATTTAGTTGCCATATCGGAAGAAGGCTATTACACTTGCACAAATTCAAAATGCGGCATTATATATAATGATGTTTTAAATTATTCACCAGAATGGAGATTCTATGGAACAGACGACCAACAACATTCCGACCCAAATCGATGCGGAATTCCAACCGACCCATTGTTTGAAGAATCATCTAATGGATGCAAATTATTATGCACACCCAAAATGTCCTTTGAAATGCGCAAAATATATCGTTATATTCAATGGCAAACAATGCCCTATAAAGAAAAATCACAATATGACGATTTTCAATATATCACATCAATGTCTCAAAATAATGGAATATCCAAAAAAATAACCGATGACGCATTCATCTACTATAAAAAAATATTTGACAGCAATGTTTCTTTTAGAGGCGAAAATCGTGACAGTATTATTGCTGCATCAATTTATATTTCGTGTCGCATTAATAAATACCCCAGAACCGCCAAAGAAATTGCGCAAATATTCACTTTAGATGTAAGTGCTGCAACAAAAGGCTGCAAAAAGGCTTTAAACATTATTAATTCATTAGAACAAAATTGCACTAATGAAGATAAAACATTTTATTGTATGTCCAAACCGTCATTATTTATAGAGCGATTCTGTAATAAACTAAATATTCCAACAGACCTAACAATGCTTTGCGAGTTTATTTGTTTAAAAGTTGAACATTTTAATATATTGTCCGAAAATACTCCACAAGCAATTGCATCGGGTGTAATATATTTTATATCTGTCATATTTAATTTAGGAATAACCAAAAAAGATATTAAACAAATCATTGACATAAGTGAAGTAACCATAAATAAATGTTTTAAAAAAATAAATCTAAATCAAAAGGAATTTTTACCACCCTCTTTATTAACACGCGCTTATAAAATAAATATTTAAATATTTTGATAGTTCAATATTTAAATATTATTATCATCGTTTCGCTCATTCACTCGTATTTTTTTGAAAATTATTCTTATTTTATATATCATAAATAACCTAAATTACCTAAATAACCTAAATTACCTAAATTACCTAAATAACCTAAATTATATAAAACTTTAATTCATATATGAATCCATTTTTAACAACAAGATATACAGTTCCCCCTACAAAATTAATCTCTGTAAATGATACAGATATGACAATAATTACAGAAATTGAAGAGGAGGAAGAGGAAGAGGAAGAGGAATATGACAAAGAAAATGAAGATATTTATGACATTGACTCACCACAAACATATTCATCACATCATAGTAATAGTGATATTGAATATAAACGTGAAATAGATGACATAGAATATCAAGATACAGACACAAAAAAGGTCCAATTTATTCCTCAAAAGGTTTTTATTGTTCCATATCGCAATCGTCCTCAACATAAATTCTTTTTTTCAAAACATATGACATTTATTTTAGAAGACGATACTGATTATGAAATATTTTTTTCTCATCAATGCGATGGACGAACATTTAATCGTGGTGCAACGAAAAATATAGGTTTTATGGCTGTGAAAGACAAATATCCTCAACATTACAAAAATATGACTTTCGTTTTTAATGATGTTGATACAATTCCATTCCACAAAATATTTGACTACGATACGACATTTGGCATAGTAAAACATTATTATGGATATGATTATGCTTTAGGAGGTATTGTAGTTATGAAAGGTGCCGATTTTGAACGCATTAATGGATTTCCTTGTTATTGGGGGTGGGGGATGGAAGACAATACATTGCAGAAAAGATGTGAGCGCTATGGTTTGAAAATAGACCGAAGTAAATTTTATAAAATCGGTAGTCCAGAGATTCTTCAATTATTTGATGGAATTTCGCGAATAATAAGTAAAAAGGACCCATTTAGAATGAAGAATGACAATGGAATAGATGGAATAAAAACGATTAAAAATTTGAAATATACTATAGATACAGTTTCCGTGAATCCAGTTGATAACCTATATACAGTTCAAGAAAATGAGAATATTTATTTTATTAATATTAAAACGTTTTTGACATATGAGCGATTTGAGGACAATAAATATTATACATATGATTTGAGACAACCTCCGCGCGAAATCATACATCCCAAAAAATTAAATGAAACAAAAACATCAGTTATAACAACTGATGACTGGTCAAATATTCCGTATTATCCTACTACAAAAGAAAATCGGGAAAATATTGCGAAAGTATTGATTGCATCAGGCAAAAAATTGCCCAACACTCTTGTTCAACAAATTGAAACCGACCGATATAGAGAATTAGAAACCGATGTTTATAATTCCACATCACTATCTGGTGCTGGTGCATCTACTGCAACGACACACCACCATGCACAATATCAAAATCATCCAAAATATCATCAAATACTACAAAAAAATGGACCATCACAAATTTCATCTATAATAGGAGCGTCCTCTAATTCACCACCACTACCATTGTCTCCGTATTCATCTCATCCACAATTTTCTTATCAACCAATACCACAACCGCAGGCAGTCCCTTTATCTCAAAATATTTCACATACACTTCAACAACAAATATTACAACAACAAATATTGTCTAAACGACTGCATTCGGCGCAAATGGCTGGAAATAAATATTCGCCATATTATGCAAAGGCAATTGGAGCAAGAGACCGCGCCAATAAATCCGCGAATATAGGATTAGGTGGTATTATTCGCAGATAAAATGCGTTAGTTATAATAATATCCATATTTTTAACCTTTTATTTAGTTATTAGTTATTAGTTATTATTTTATTTGTTGCATAAATAAAATAATATTGATGGATACTAAGATATTATAAAATTTAATTCTTTTATTAAATATCAAATATATTTGACGGAAGAGGGGGGGGGGAGGGGGCGGCGATATTGTTAAATAGAATTAAAATTTTCCAATATATATTCGGTAATAGAATATACGAGTTCAAATGAAATTCTTTTTCGTGCAATGTCTTTACTCTCTCTGTAATTTGTTAAAAACAATGAGTTATATTGGGTTCTATGTTCTTTTAAAAATGTGTTAAATTTTATTATAAGTTGTTTTTGTTTGTTTTCGTCAATTGACGGTTCAATTATTAAAGTAGCATACGTTCGAGCGGTTTGATTTGGTGTATTATCAACATATATGTTATTATTATCAACAAAAGATAACCCGATTTGATTGTTCATATTATCGTCTATACATTTCGCTTGAATATTTGTGTTTGATTTGTTTATATTTTTGCTTGTTAATCGCGTTATTTTGTATTCGTGTTTTAATTTTAAATTATATATGTCTCCTCCTATTATATAATTATTTTTATTATTTAAATTTGGCGTTATTGTGATTTTAGATGGATATATTATAATATTGATATTATTGGTGTTATTATTAGTGATATTATTGGTGTTATTATTATTTTTTAGTTCAAATTGAAATGAACAAATAGAATAACTTGTATCATTAAAAACTTGTTCTTCAAATATGTTTAATAATATAATTTTATATTTATCTAAAAACATTTTTCTCAATTCAATGTCTCTGTTTCGTATAGATGACCAAAAATTTAATGGAACGATTAATATTCCACCTAAACAGACATTGATTAAAATTTCTTTTATGAAACATTTATATAAGTCATTTACGCCATATTTATCATAAAGTGTTTTATTGGTCGCTTTATTTCGTGCTAAATATGGAGGATTAGTTATTAAATATTTATTATTATAATTTGGGGGGTTTTGTATGGTATCTTGTTTTATGATATAATCTTTTTTAGGTTCTATGTCGTAATATTCAACGTTATAATGTATATTATCTTTTTCAATAAAAGCGATTAAATCCCCATTTCCGGTAAATGGTTCTATAATATTTTTAATATGATTTGGTATTTTCATACCTTGTAATATATATTCGTGATTTGTTGTGTAAAATTGCCCCAAACTTTGTTTTGTGTCGTTGGCTGTATTTTGATGGTTTGTTGTATTAGATGTAATATTTGTAATATTATTATTACATTTTATAGTTTCATTATGTTCAAAATGCGTGATGTCCATATTTTTACGTTTTATTTATTATATAAATAAATATTTATATAATATTCAATTTTTATTGTTAATAATAATGACTATTTTTTCTCTCTTTTCTCTTTTCTCTCTTATCATAAAACAAAATTCCAATTAGGGTTATAGTTTTTGTTTTATAGTTTTATTGTTTTTATCCGTAAAAATGTTTTTGTCCATAAAAAATATTATATCTCTTTGTTATATAACAAATCTTGAGTTTCACATTAACGTATTTATTCATTTCATTGTAAAAAAATAAAAAACATAATAAAAAAAGAATATAAAGATAAAATAAAATATTAATGTCAAATGGCAATTTTTGGTATGGTAAAAGCATTGGATTTCCCGGATTTCTTTTTAAGAAAAATACGGGGGTGGGAGGTCGTTTATCCACTAAAATGGGTGCAGGAGGTAATACTACTTGTAATGGACCGCAATACCTTTATAATAAATACAGTCCAGGGCAAAGCGGTATAGGTGCAACGAGTATCGCAACAAGACGCGCGAAAAATCATCGTGCCGTAATCTGTGGCACACCCGACCGCAGTTGTGGTAATTATTATAATTTTTTAGGAAGATACAATAACTATACATCCAATCCAAATGGATATTTTCCTTATCCAACCTTGCCCGAATATGTAGAACCAATACCAACTCCTCCAACCCCAATACCAACATCAACATTTATATATACATTCAATAACACGGGAAATGCAACAGACCCACAAATCATCGCAAACATACCAATTATTAATACCAATAACAGTTTTAAATATACATCACAAACAATCACACATTTAACGGGCAATTTAGTTAAAGTAGAAATCCAATTTACATTTACATTTACGGACAATGGAACAACTAATGATGGACTATCATTTACGTTGTCAAGGTCATTTTTCAATGCACGCACATCCAATTTAACAATTACATCTTTTGCAAACATACCCATATCACGAGCCAATTCCCAATTTGCGAGTTTAAATAGTCTTACATTTACGGCAACTGACACTCCAACATTTCTCTCTCAAACCAATTTTGGATTTGGATTTTTTAACTCTAAAACATTTAATTCCAATATTAATAATTGGGATGTAAGTAATGTTATAAATATGGAATCTTTATTTAGTTATGCATTATCATTTAATAAATCTCTAAATAATTGGGATGTTAGTAATGTGACAAATATGAGCGGCATGTTTAGTAATACTACATTATTTAATGGAGATATAAGTTCATGGAATACCAGTAATGTCATAAATATGTCAAATATGTTTAAAGGGGCAGGTCCATTTAATCAGTCCCTAAATAGTTGGAATACAGGCAATGTAACCGATATGTCATATATGTTTAATAATGCAGTCGCATTTAACCAACCGTTAAACAATTGGGATGTTAGTAATGTAATAAATATGACAAATATGTTTAATAATGCAGTCGCATTTAACCAACCTTTAAACAATTGGAATACCGGCAATGTAACAGATATGAACAATATGTTTAATGGTGCTGCTGCATTTGATGGAGATATAAGTTCTTGGAATACAGGTAATGTAACAGATATGTCATATATGTTTAATGGTGCAACCGTATTTAATCAGTCCCTAAATAGTTGGAATACCAGTAATGTAACAGATATGTCATATATGTTTAATGGGGCAACCGTATTTGATGGAGACATAAGTTCTTGGAATACCATTAAAGTTACAGATATGACATATATGTTTAATGGTGCGGCTGCATTTAGTCAGTCCCTAAATAGTTGGAATACAAGTAATGTAACAGATATGTCATATATGTTTAATGGTGCAACCGTATTTAATCAGTCCCTAAATAGTTGGATTACCATTAAAGTTACAGATATGACATATATGTTTAATAATGCAGCGGCATTTAACGGAGATATAAGTTCGTGGAATACCAGTAATGTAACAAATATGTCAAATATGTTTAATGGTGCGGCTGCATTTAGTCAGTCCCTAAATAGTTGGATTACCATTAAAGTTACAGATATGACATATATGTTTAATAATGCAACCACATTTAATCAGCCTTTAAATAATTGGAATACAGGTAATGTAACAGATATGTCATATATGTTTAATGGTGCAACCGTATTTAATCAGTCCCTAAATAGTTGGAATACAGGTAATGTGGCAGATATGTCAAATATGTTTAATAGTGCGACAGTATTTAATCAGTCCCTAAATAGTTGGAATACAGGTAATGTGTCCGATATGTCAAATATGTTTAATAATGCAACCACATTTAATCAGCCTTTAAATAATTGGAATACAGGTAATGTAACAGATATGTCATATATGTTTAATGGTGCAACCGTATTTAATGGAGATATTAGTGCGTGGGATGTTAGTAAAGTTACAAATATGCAACAAATGTTTTTTCAATGTTATTTTTTTAATCAATCATTGAATAGTTGGGACGTATCAAATGTTACAAATATGTCATTAATGTTTAATAGTGCAATCGCATTTAATGGTGACATAAGTTCTTGGATTACAACTAATGTGACAAATATGTTATCAATGTTTAATAATGCAACCATATTTAATCAGCCTTTAAATAATTGGAATACATCTAATGTAACAAATATGTCATACATGTTTAATGGTGCAACCGCATTTAATCAAGATTTAAATAGTTGGATTACAAATAAAGTTACAGATATGTCATATATGTTTAATGGTGCAACTACATTTAATGGTGATATAAGTTCTTGGATTACAACTAATGTGACAAATATGTCATCAATGTTTAATAGTGCAACCGTATTTAATGAAGATATTGGTGCGTGGGATGTTAGTAATGTCACAAATATGTCAAATATGTTTAATGGTGCGACCGCGACCGTATTTAACCAATCCCTAAATAGTTGGAATACAAATAAAGTTACAGATATGTCATATATGTTTAATGGTGCAACTGCGTTTAATGGAGATATTAGTTCATGGGATGTTAGTAAAGTTACGGATATGTCATACATGTTTAATGATGCTATTGCATTTAATCAACCATTAAATAGTTGGGATACAACTGATGTGGAGGATATGTCAAATATGTTTAATAGTGCTGCGGCATTTAATCAACCTTTAAATAATTGGGATGTATCTAATGTAACGGATATGTCATATATGTTTTTTAGTGGTATTTATGGTGCTACTGCATTTAATCAACCTTTAAGTTCTTGGAATACATCTAATGTTACAAATATGTCAAATATGTTTAATGGTGCTATTGCATTTAATCAACCATTAAATAATTGGATTACAACTAATGTAACGGATATGTCATACATGTTTTGTTATGTATCATTATTTAATTATCCTTTAAATAATTGGGATACAGGTAATGTGACAAATATGTCAGATATGTTTTATGGTGCTACTATATTTAATCAAGATATTAGTTCTTGGAATACAAGTAAGGTTACCGATATGTCAAATATGTTTATTGTTGCAACTGCATTTAATAAGCCTTTAATTTTGTGGGATGTAAGTAATGTCACAGATATGTCATATATGTTTTATGGTGCTACTATATTTAATCAAGATATTAGTTCGTGGAATACTAGTAATGTGACAAATATGAATAATATGTTTAATGGTGCAACAATATTTGCACAGCCACTAAATACATGGAATGTAAGTAATGTGACAGATATGTCATATATGTTTAATGGTGCAGCGGCATTTGATGGAGATATAAGTTCGTGGAATACATCTAACGTAGGTGATATGACAAATATGTTTAATGGTGCAACAATATTTGCACAGCCACTAAATACATGGAATGTAAGTAATGTGACAGATATGTCATATATGTTTAATGACGCAACTGCATTTAATCAATCATTAAATAATTGGACGACAACCAATGTAACAACAATGTCATATATGTTTAATGGTGCAACGATATTTAATGGAGAATTAAGTTCGTGGGATACATCTAATGTAACAGATATGTCATATATGTTTAATGACGCAACTGCATTTAATAATGGACAAGTTTCCGGAGATGCGACACATCCTTTAGGATGGATTACACAGCCACAATCGGGTGTAAGTATTCCGGTTACTAATTTTAGGACAAGTTCAGCATTAACAAGTGGTAATGCGAAAAACTATCAAGGTATTATTATTGGCAACTAATGCAACAAATAAGCAAAAAAACATATTATATGTAATTATTTTTGCATATAATATGTAAAACAAAACCTAACTATATATCATTAAATCATTAAATCATTAAATCATTAAAAAAAGAATATAAAGATAAAATAAAATATTAATGTCAAATGGCAATTTTTGGTATGGCAAAAGCATAGGATTTCCGGGATTTCTTTTTAAGAAAAATACGGGGGTGGGAGGTCGTTTATCCACTAAAATGGGTGCAGGAGGTAATACTACTTGTAATGGACCGCAATACCTTTATAATAAATACAGTCCAGGGCAAAGCGGTATAGGTGCAACGAGTATCGCAACAAGACGCGCGAAAAATCATCGTGCGGTAATTTGCGGCACACCCGACCGCAGTTGCGGCAATTATTATAATTTTTTAGGAAGATACAATAATTATACATCCAATCCAAATGGATATTTTCCTTATCCAACCTTGCCTGAATACACACCTCCAGTATCCATCCCGATTATTACATCAAACTTTATATATACGTTTAATAATACTGGAAATGCAACAGACACATTAATTGCTGCCAATATTCCAATAATTAACGTGGATAATAGTTTTCAATATCAGATAACAATACTGCACCAAACAGGAAACATTGTTCAAGTAGAATTAAAAAGCACATTCAACGATAATGAAACAACTGATGATGGATTATCTTTTGTGAATGCATCCACATTTTTTAATGTTTATACCACAAACCTAATTATAACAGCATTTTCAAATATTCCATTGTCAAGGGGAAATTCACAATTTTCAAATTTAAATAACCTAACATTTGCGGCTACGGACACGCCAACGATTCTTACTCAAACTGATTTTTCAAATGGATTTTCAAATTCATCCACATTTAATTCTAATATTAATGAATGGGATACAACCAACGTTATAAATATGAATAATATGTTTAATAGTGTAACCAGTTTTAATCAGCCGCTAAACAATTGGAAAACGGGTAATGTTACAGATATGTCGTATATGTTTTATTATGCATCCACATTTAATCAACCATTAAATAACTGGGATACCAGTAATATATTGGATATGTCATATATGTTTAATAATGCGACCAATTTCAATCAATCATTAGATAATTGGGATGTTAGAAATGTATCACAAATGAATGATATGTTTATAAGTGCAACAAGTTTTAATCAACCCCTAAACAACTGGAATGTAAGCAATGTATCCAATTTTTCTTCTTTATTTTTTGATGCAAGTTCATTTAATCAGCCTTTAAATAATTGGGATACATCCAATGGTTCAATTATGGCGAATATGTTTCGCAAAGCATCGTCATTTAATCAAGACATTAGTGCGTGGAATGTTAGCAATGTTACAAATATGTCTGGAATGTTTTATAATGCAAATGCATTCAATTATAATATTGAGTCATGGAATGTCAGCAATGTCATTGATATGGCTCAAATGTTTTATGATGCAACTGCATTTAATCAGTCAATAAATAATTGGAATATTTATAATGTCGCAGATATGACCCAAATGTTTTATGGTGCAACTGCATTTAATAATCCATTAAATAATTGGAATTTAAATGCGGTTAATATGGAGTCGATGTTTTATAATGCATCCACATTTAATCAAAATTTAAGTTCGTGGAATACAAAATATGTATCAAATATGTTATCTATGTTTTATGGGGCAACAAATTTTAATAATGGACAAGTTTCGGGAAACACCACCCATCCTTTAGGATGGATTACGCAACCTGAAGGCACTGTTGTAATTCCAGTTATAAATTTCCGCGCAGGTTCGGCATTAACAAGTGGAAATGCCCTAAACTATCAAGGCACCATTATTGGATAAAATATTTGTATGGAAATATGTATTGTATATGTAAAACAACCCTTAAACTATATAATATATATCAATATATATATCAATATATATATCAATTTATATTAATATATCAATATATTAATATATTCATTTACATTGATATATTATTTAACAGTTTTCTTTTAAAAAAAAGAATATAAAGATAAAATAAAATACGAATGTCAAATGGAAATTTTTGGTATGGCAAAAGCATAGGATTTCCCGGATTTCTTTTTAAGAAAAATACGGGGGTGGGAGGTCGTTTATCCACTAAAATGGGTGCAGGAGGTAATACTACTTGTAATGGACCGCAATACCTTT